TATGGTGGACGCTCTTATTTGTGAGAATATGAATGTAGAATATAATGTGATTGCAATTGATGATATCAAGGATTTGATTGCACGATTGTATCAACAGAGTGATGAGTTTCTTGCAAGAGTGAGGAAGAATAATGAGTAGATTTACTGAAAATCCTGATGAGATTGTACTACAAGACATTCAAATGTTTCATCTTGAAAGTATGAATGAAAGAACTCTATGGGTGGGAGTTTATACACAAAACAATAAAACATATCACTTGAATATTCATGCAGATGGTGATAAACTTAAATACTATTGGAGTAATGAAACAATCTAAAACTCAAAGGAGAACACTAAAATGAAACTTTGCAATCTTATCTTTTTCTCACTTATTGGTGTTTGTGTTGCTGGTATGGTGTATGCTAATACTACCTCAGAAAAGACATCACAACATACATCTACCGTTTCTGGAACTTCTGGTGATTTGAATTGTTCTGGAACATCCTGTGTTGTAAAAGAAAAATGAGATTTGAAAACCCAACAAAATGGGAACTCTTCCTTGATGGTTTCCACAACATCTTGTATATTCTTGACTGTTATGATGATGGTGATGAATGGGGATATGGTGAGTTCTGGGAGAGTTTGAGTATTGGTTGGTATAGAGAGTATATCTATCCTTATGATGACCCTTACAATCTAACTATCAGTCCAGAACGTAAGTTGAGATTAGCACAAGAACTACCAAAGATTACTCTATCAGTAGAGGATTATAATGAACTTGTAGAAAGATTAAATCGACCACAAGATCCTGCTGTGGTAGAAAGAATTAAAGAACTGATGAACCGTAAAGCACCTTGGGATGATAATGATGATTAAAGGAGTTAGCATCTTTGTTATAGGAATTTCTGTAGTTTTATATGCTATTAATTGGATGTATTCTCAACCAACATTAGAGGATAAGAAGTTTGTAATAATTGATAAGTATAAAGAATGTGATGTAATACAGTATTCTCCTACAAATGCAGCAAGATATGAATACTTTTTGTATTGTGGGGACAGTTGAGGAAGTGGCACACTCCACCCCCATCTGGGGTGGTTTCACCCCTATAATGAGTACATCCTCAAAAGGGCAATGACTTCCAACCTTTCTAAAATCAAACCTAAACTTCGCACTGAAGGTGTTGTTTCTGGTAACTTCGGCAAGGCAAAAGTAAAGGCAGGATCTCCTTTGCGTGATATTGGTATGACAAATGCCAAGATAGTTAAAATTAACACGCAGGACGATTACCTTGATAGATTGCATCGTGCATATGTGGCAACTGATGATGCTAAACTGAAGAAGTTTATCTTCAATGAAATCAAAAAGATTATGATCCAACGAGGGACTTGGTGATGACAGGAATACAAATTGAATGTGAAATTCAAAAATCAGTTAAGCAACATTTACTTAACTGTATGAAACGTCCTGAATATATTAACTATCCTCACTACGATCTAGTAGCAGACTATACTAAAAAGATTGCAAGGATAGATGAATTTCTGGAAAAGTTCGATAAGTCTAATACATAAGTATAACGATGGACGGTTTTTGAACTGTCCGTCATCACTTGCTAAGGCACTCTAAAGGTGCTATACTTACAAAGTAAATCAATCGAGGTTATGCCCGAAACCTATCAATTCACAGGTGATGCCACTACCGTTTTTGGTCTGGTCGGTGTTATCAGCACTGCTGTTATTATTTTTTCTGTTTTTCGTTCTTACTGGTCTAGTCCTTACCGCAAATGAATTATACAAAACCTCTTTTCGAGTACGAAAAGGAACTCAAGGAAGCAAAGAAAAGGTTTGATAAACTCTCTAAGCAATATAAAAAATGTAGGAGTGCTTATCAAGCAGAAATGATGTATGATGATCTCACAATCCTAAATGAGGACATTGCTGAACTTCAGATGATTGTGAAGGAATTGCGACAGCAGAAAAAACTAGCAGAACTCGAAGTCTGACAAATGCTAACTTACCAACAAATTTCTTTAGACTTTGATATGATTGAAATGATTTGCAAATCCTGGATGGAACATTACAACTTCCTGCTTGGTCTTCCAGGTAATACTGAAGTTGACAATTTCTTTTATCAGGAACAATTCGATCAATTCAAGTGGTATGATGTTTGATACCACTTGTGCCACTAATCCTTCTGGCACATAACACTTTACAGACCCTACCACATCTGCTATGATGTATTCATCAAGTCAAGGAGGTTTCAAGATGATTGATACTTGTGTTCTTCACGATGATTACGAGGACTTTGCTAATAAGTATCTCGGTATTGATTATGATGATTTTGTGACTTTTCAACTTGGTCTTCCTGATGAAGATGAAATTGAAATTGAGTATCCTGTGATTGCTTGATTTCTGGGAATGGATTTGCCCTAAAGTTATCCACCTTTTGTTCACTTGACTTTTTCTTGAATGTCTGCTAAACTGATTGCTATTGCTTCTGAAATTGTTGATACCAACCCTGCTGGTGCTCAACTCATTGTTAATCTGACTAAAGCAGAAACTGGTGCTGAATTGATTGAAGCACTGGATAATTATGACTCCACTGTGCTTGAGAATTATACTCAACCTGTGGACCTTGAAGATGATGGTTATGTTTCCCTCACCGATGCTGATGGTACTGTAACTTACGTCTGATAGATAATCAGGGGCATTAAAGGTCCAAACTTTAAGTAAGTCCCACACCCTCCATGCCTCTTAATAATGCACAAACAGGAGGGTCTCTTGTCTCAGTAGCTCAGTGGAATAGAGCAACCGCCTTCTAAGCGGTCGGTCGTTGGTTCGAATCCAACCTGAGACGTTGTTCACTCTTATCTTTATTATGAACACCGAAACTTCCTTTAATCTTTCTTACGATTGCCGTCATTCTGAAACAAGGGATGTTGTTATGAGTTTGAATGTTTCATTTGAAAATGCTTCAGAAGAAGTAATCAAACAAAGAATCAATACCTGGTTGAAAGCAATAGGATTTGATTTTGAGGTAAAATAAAATTAAAGTCTAGATACTAATGGAAGTATAATCTCTCCACTGACAAATTCGTATGGATTACTTAAACATTGAACCAAACCAAACAATACTTGTTCTAAATGCATCCTACGAACCAATTAACTTTACTAATTGGAAAAGAGCAATCGTATTGCTTATGAAGAATAAAGCACAAGCACTCGGCAAGAGAGTTATTCGTTTGGTAAATTATATTAAGTTACCATATGAGAAATTGGCACAAAACAAACCATCACGGTCTATGATTTACAAACGTGATGGGCATAAGTGTCAGTATTGTGGTTCTACTAAAGAACTTACAATCGACCACATCATTCCTCGTTCCCGTGGGGGTGAGGATACTTGGGAAAATCTAGTTGTTGCTTGTATGCCTTGTAATACTAGAAAAGGTGATAAGTTTCTTGAAGAAACTAATATGTCTCTTCGCACTATTCCAAGAAAACCAATAAATAAAATGTTATTTGCTTTAGATAGAGCAAATGATCCAGAATGGAATGAGTATTCATATAATTGATGTGACACTCGTACAACCGTCCATAACACCTCTCCAAGCAACTGGAGAGGTGTTATACTAAGTTCATCAACAAAGAGGGAGGATGACTACCCCAAACTGGCAACACAATTCAGGAAAAGATAAGAATAGTAAAGGGACTTGTAAGGGGAAACTCAAAGCAAGAAAGCAAGCACTTCAACACATCAAACGCAAACTGAAAGTAATCTAATGAAAGAAGTCACTATTACTGTCAAACTTCTTCTTGAAGATGATCAACCATCTTGTGATTGGGTTTATGAAAGTATCTACGAACAACTCAATCACGATGCTGGTGAAGCAATTCTTGAATATAATGATGATGAACCCAACGTAAAATGAAAATGAACTCTAAAACTATTGCTTACATTCTTCTTGGGGTTGTTGCGATTGTCAGTTGGAATGTATTTCTTATTCAACGTGACAATAAAATGTTTGATAGATATGAAAAGATGACAATATCAGAATCAATAAATGTTTAACGGATTATTTTCAGAAGGTCTAGAGGTTTATTACAAACAGCAGTATGGAATCATCAGGTTTGTCTGTGATGAATACATTACTGTGTGTGTTCGCACTTTTCCAAGGGAAAGAGTTAAAGACGTTTGTATTGTAGTTCATCCAGAAAATTACAAGTATGTTGAACTAATCAAGGAATCTACAAAGTGATGCTGGTGTGCCACTTGTAGCACTGGCACTGTAAAGTCCCGCAGACCCCCCTGATGCCCTATAATACAGGGACACAAGCAAAGGAAACCACTTGGTAGACCTCAACACTGTTTTTAACTACACTGCTTCTCGTTGGGATTGGCAAGATGGCAATGTAAATCAAATGTGGATTCAAGAGATTGAAGAATCTCCTGATTGCTACCGTTATGTTGCTGTTGCTTACAATCCTCGTAAGAATACGAGTATGGTGATGAGTGAACCTCGTTGCTATGCTGATACCCTGAACTGGGTTCGTAGTTTCTGTGCTTCTTTCTGTATTCTTCCTGAGTATTGCTAATGGAAAACATCAAGGCATTTATTGTTCCTAATACTCACTATACTGTGATAGTTCAGGAATACAAACAAAACACACTACGAGATGATGCTTATTGGGTAACTAAACAAGTTAAAACATACAAAAAGGAAAAGGACGCACTTAAGTTTCTTTCCCGTTTTTCTTGACTCATTGCATCAATCTCAACATCCTTAACTTATTATGACTTTCACCTTCCCTCGTCTGTCTTCTGGCATCTACGAAGTCCAGAAGGATTCTAATACTGTTGGATTCATTCGTAAAGCATCTGCATCAAAGTGGATTGTTGTTGATGTTGTAGACACTCCTCAACACGTTACAAAGACCCTCAAAGATGCTAAAGATGCTTGTATCAACCTCATCATCTTTGATACAGTTGACAACACTGTAGAAACTGAGTATAATGAGTCTGTCCAAGATGAAAAGGTGAATGAGAACCTTAATAATACTCTAGAGGGTTCTTTGCACTGCTATAAGCAAATACCTGGAACTGATGAGTTTGAGGAAGTATGTCCTACTACTTTTGGGTTCTCTGTTCCTACTCTTGAACCGATTGAGTTCTAATGCTTAAGTTCATTCTTCATACTATTTTTCAACAAAACAAAATGCACGATTCAACTTTAGATCTTTTCTGTGATCACGATGATGATAGTATTGCTGATGAGTATGCAATGGAAATTGAAATGAAAGCAGCAATGCTTGAAGTGACCGTTGATTATTATATGATGGAGTTTATGTGATGCAGGAATGGGATTGTACTGTTCGTATGCCTTCCAATTATCTTCAACATATGATTGTGGAGGCATATAATTACAATGATGCCAGAAGTATTGCAGAATCAAGCACTGGAGGTAAGTTAATCAATGCAACTCCAAAGTATGGTGCAGAAATATCTGATGACAACAGTTCTAATTCTTCATCATCATTAGATGGAGCAGGAATACTATTTTTTCTTGTCATTGCATTTTGTATTGCTGCCTGGAAGTATATTCTACTCATTGGTGGTCTAGCACTTCTTCTATGGATTCTATGGAAGAACTGGAACTAAATAACTAGAGGCAATTCTACTTATGAAGTACAGAATTGATGCCAGATATGTCTGGTATAATAAAGGAACAATGATTGTTCTGATGTATTTCATAAATCAAATTCCATTTACATTTGATGAACTTCCAGCAGATTCAATTTCCGATTTAGAGTTAATTGCTCTTGCTGACAAAGAACGTCGATTTGATCCAGAGGATTTATATAAAACTTCCTTTTATCTTATTGATGAAGAATGTCATCCAATGTTATTTGAATTAGATTTAGAAAACCCTGAATTATTACCACCATCTTAATGCCTGTGTAGCTCAGTTGGATAGAGCAACGGTTTTGTAAACCGTAGGTCGTCGGTTCAAGTCCGACCGTGGGCTTATAATTTATACTATGTGCCACTTGTAGCACTGTCCATAACATTCCCATTTGCACCCTGTGGGTGCTATAATACTTGTATTGATTTGATTATGATGCTGAACCTTCTTCCTTATCAACAACGTGCTCTCAAGGCAGTTCAAAATGCTATCAGGGGTTCTGTTTATATTCCTACTGGTGGTGGTAAGACTGTTGTGATGATGGAAGATGCACGTCAACGTGTTCTAAATGCACTAGAACCGATGACGTTTGTTGTTGTCGCACCTCGTATTCTGCTTGCAAATCAACTCTGTTCGGAGTTCGAAGAATATCTCAAAGACCAGAATGTTTCTTATCTGCACGTTCACAGTGGAGAAACTCATCATCAATCCTCTACACGTCCATCAGTCATTGCAGAATACAATGACACTGCAATCGGAAGTGGTAAACATCAATTTATCTTCACCACATACAATTCGATAGGTCGTGTGAATGAAGCAGATATTAACATTGATGTTGTGTATTTCGATGAGGCACATCACTGTGTGAAACCATCTAATTTTGTGGGTATTGCTCACACTTCAGCAGTTGCAGATAATGCTTATTTCTTCACTGCAACTCCAAAGTTCAATAACAGCAAGGAGTCGATGAACAATACTGATGTTTATGGTAATAACATCATCAGTATTCCTGCACAAGAACTCATTGAGGCAGGTAGTATCATTCCTCCCAAAGTTGTGCCTTATGAAGCACAAACTATTCGTACCAAAGAAAATGCACCTTTTGTCGATGCTGAAAACATCATCGGTATTCTTTCGGAAATTGAAGAAGAAACCACTGCTAAAGTTCTTGTTGCTGCTCCTAGTACTAAAGTAATCTGGGCAATGTTTACTGAGAGTGATTTGCTTCAACAACTCAATGATATGGGTTATACTATTATGCACATCACTTCCAAGCATGGTGCTTATATCGACAAACAGAAAGTGTCCCGTGAAGTATTCTTCCAGAAGATGAATGAGTTTGGTGCTGACCCAGACAAGAAGTTCATTGTATTTCACTATAGCATCTTGTCTGAAGGTATGAATGTTCACGGTCTGACCCATTGCATTATGCTTCGCAATCTTCCTCTGATTGAAATGGCACAGACTGTTGGACGTGTTATCCGTATGCACCGTGATGATCGACAAGCAATCGCAGATGGTAAGATGAAAGCAGGTGAGTTTGCTTTCTATAAGAAACCCTTTGGCACTATCACTATTCCTGTGAACAACAACTATGGTGATAAGATTGCTCGTCAACTTCAAACTGTCGTTGATACTATCTTTGTGAAGGGTGAAGTTCTTGTTGCCTAGTGCCACTTGTAGTACTGGCACATACATTTACCGCAGGGGCATCAAATGCCCTATAATACAGAGATACAAAACAAACCAAAAATGATTTCGTACCTGGAAGGAAAATTACTTCCCCTCATGCTTTCCATTAAACCGAAGAAAACAGAATCTTATATTCTTCGAGCACTTGGTAAAAATAGTTTTGTTTCCCAGCAATCTATTTTGATTGCATTTGGAGATAGGATTGAAAAGTTTTGGAATATGGTAATTAGTGATAGTGCTATTGCCAATAACTTAATTGAAGATAATAATATGATTAACGTAAACGGTAGAATGAGGCAGATCGACATTCTATTCAATTTGTATGAATTTCATTGTTATTATCTTGAATGTAAGTGTAATTTGAATTTTGATAGTGAGAAGATTATAGCATCAAATGAAAAAGTTATTGATGTTGCAAATTCTATTGGAAAGGATGTGAAATTTGGATATTTTGTTCCTGTTGTACCTGAAATTAGCAAAGTTGAACTGGCAAAATATAATAATAAAGGTATAAATGTATACGGAGTTAATTGGATGATTGAGACTATTCAAGCACCGTTCACTTCAGATGAATACTTCACATTTCTTCGTGAAGTAGTTTCTCCTATCCTTGAGGAAATGGGTCTTTGATGCTAGAATTAGATTTTAATTTGATTGTGTACCTATGAAACCAATCGTAAAATATCAAGGTGGAAAATCAAAAGAACTTCCACTCATCAAACAACTTTTACCATCTCAATTCTCAAGAATTATTGAACCATTTTGTGGTGGTTGTGCTGTATCATTTGGATTAGGATACAATTCAATACTAAATGATATTAACCGAGATTTGATTAACTTATACTCTGTTGTATCTGATGATAAGTTATATCCACAACTTCAGAATAGAATTAACCTAATCAAGGAATTAGAGCACGATTCCTTAGAGGTAGAGTATTATGGAGCAAGAGAGGTAATTAACCAATCTTGGGATTGTGTAGATAATTATCAGAGAGCATTATCTTATATTATTGTAAGACAGTTGTGTTTTTCTGGAATGGAAAGATATAATTCCAAAGGAGATTTCAATGTACCATTCGGACATTATAAAAAGTTCTCTTGCAATCTTTCTCCAGATCATCATAATTTCTTGAAAAAGAAATGTAAGATACGATATGGGTCATTTGAAGATTTGTTTGATAATCTAAATGAAGATGACTTTGTATTTGTAGATCCTCCATACTTAGAAAGACTTGGATATACTCAAGGTGATGGAGGTATAAATTTACATAAAACTCTTTTTGAATGTATTCAATCAACAAAGGCAAAGTGGATGATTATTCACAGTGATAATGAATTTTATAGAACTTATTATCAAGATTATGATATTATAGAGAAAGACTTTTTATATTCTCAACGATTTGGTAAAGATAAAGATCATACTGGTGCGAGTGTAAAACATCTTTACATCAAAAATTATAAGTGAGGTGCCACTTGTAGCACTGGCACTATACCCCTTGCAGTGCAGGGGGTTTTTTGGTATCATACTTGTATGGATGAGGAACTCCAATGACTTACACCCCAATTCAATCGAGTATTCCTTACTTGAAAGTTCCAGAAAACCGATTAAATCTTGCTGCTAATTGGTATAACAGGCAGGAAGGTCATCCATTGAACTTCCCCTGCTATTCTTATTGGATTCAACAATGTGAAAATGATGGCACTGACTATTGAAACTATGATTGATACTGTTTTGATGACTGAAGAATTGCTGAATGAAAAGCAATTAACTGCTCTTCGAGATATGCTTTATCACTACAAAGAGTTTCAAATGGAACTCTACAATTATCCTGAAGAGAATACACTCTTCACTCAATCACAACGAGAAATCTTCGACATTTTCGACATCAAATGACTTCAATTTCATTTACTTCTGGTGAGTTGCTTGATATTATCAAGGCACTTGATTACTATGAGAATGATGCTTATTATAATCAAAAGGATGCACAACTTGCTGCTTATTATATGAGGATGGAAAATCAATTCCAATTAGTATTAGATAAACTCAAACAGTTTACTCCTGAAAATCGTGTTGCTCATCTTGTTCTTGCTGTAAATTGAGGTAAGATTGCCAATCTGAATGATTCAGGTTATACTTTCAAAGAACTTTCTAATTTGATGGAACAACAAACTATGACTCAATATAAATCTGTGAACCTCACAATTTATTTCAATGCTGATTTGGATGATGGTGAGGTGCAAGATTTTATTGACCGTATGACTGAAAAGTATAATCATCCAGATGATATTATCAGCAGTTATGAATACTGGTATGATGAGTGAGTCTAGTATGAGACTGTGCCACCTGTAGAAGTGTCACACTAAATGAGCACAGACCCCAAAGTGTGGTATTGTATAAGGGTGGTTGAGAGACCACCTGTTCTTTATTCTCTACAACAATGGAACTGACTAATTCTTTTCCTCCTGTCGATGCTTTTTTTGAGTTTAGCAACAAGAAACTCAAAGAGTTTAATTATGTGAAGTTTGGTGAGAATGTGATTAAGTTTTCTGCTACTTCATATGCTGTTCTTGTTGGTGTAGTTTCATATGTTTGGACTGCATTTCAACTGTGGTGGGATGATAATGGTGAAACAGTGCAAGTGAATACTATTCGATTTGTTGTGAATGTAATTGACTTCATTGCTGCTGTTGTAATTACTATTCCCAAACTTTATCGTTGGACACAACTGAATATCAACCGTCTGGTTGATTCTATGTTTTTTCAGGTTGCCCTTGCCTGATGCGATGTGCCACCAATCCTAGTGGCACAATACACCCCCCAAACCACCTCTGGTGGTGCTATAATTACGAAGTAATCAAGGTTAAGCAATGACTGCCACTCAAGTTCAACTCAAAGAATCAACTCAAGATTTTATCAATGAACTGACTGAAAATAACTATGCTGTCGATGACATCTACGAGTTCATCGAACAGTATGGTGAAGATAATTTCGTACAATTCTATGAGGAATATGTACAGTGCGGTGAAGATTATTGTTATGAAGCAGTAGATGCTTTCATTGATACTTTCGACATTGATTGTATTCAATACTTCACTGATGCTTATTATGGTCAGTATGACAGTGAGGAACAGTTTGCAGAGCAATTTGTTGATGATTGCTATTCCAATCAACTGCAAGATCTTCCTATCGTGATTGATTGGTCTCAAACCTGGGAGTGCAATCTCCGATATGATTTTGATTTCACTGATGGTTTTGTATTTCACAAGAACTTCTGATGCGACTTTATCTTAACGACAATCAAATTAAATTGATTCTCTATTGCTTGGAACAACAAGCATATGAGTTCAATGAAAAGGAAAAGGAGGATTATACTGGAATCCTCCACTCTGTTGAAATTGCTCACGCATACGATTACGATTCCTGATGAAACTTCAATCTAAAGATGGCAACATGGTGGTAGATTTCTATCCCATCAAAACACCATTTGGTAATGTATCTGATGAGTGGTTTATTAAAATCCTCACCTTTATGGGTAAAACTCAATCCAAGAAGTTTCTCAATCGAGTTGAGATGAATCTTGAGATTGATGAATATATCAATCATACTATTCCTTATGAGGTTGTAGATTTCAATACTATTCCTCAACTTGCTAATCCATTTGCTACTGTCTGACAATGCTACTTCAACTCACTGATATTGAATTTGATTTTGTTGATTCATCTGGAGAACTTCCTTATGATGAACAGGTTGCAGTTTCTAAATCTGTGATTGGAGAAGTATTTGAGGTTGATAGTGAGGATGAACTAGCAGATGTAATATCTGATGAAACTGGGTGGTGTATTAAATCACTCGATTATGTTGTAATTGCCGAATCTAACTGACAATGGAAACTCAAACTCGCAACGAACTGGTTGAAGCATATGTGGATCGTGTGCTTGATAATATGTCAACCAAAGATTTGATTCGAATTGTAGGAGATCAACTAGAAGAAAATCTTTCTGCATATACTGATGCGGAACTCATTGCGGAAATTGATGAGTATTATCCTGATCTGTTGGAAACATGATCTAACACGATCTCATTGAGACCAATGATGCGATGTGCCACTTGTTTTTGTGGCACACTAAATGAGCACAGACCCCAAAAGGTGCTATATTAAGAGGGTGGAAGGGGTCAGACCCACCCACAAACGTTCAACTTACTCAATTTACGATGACTGTTTCTTTCTCTAAGGATGTGATGATTGGTATGCTCCGCAAGGGTGAGACTGGAAATCAAATTCTGGACATTCTTGATGTGATTGCACCTGATCAAACTGAAGTTGAAGATAATTCTGTTACTGATGTTCCTACAGTCTGATTAAATAGAAACGATAGAGGGCAAGTCCCTGTTATGTCCTGATGAGGCATATCACACTTGCTCCATCAAACTAATTCTTTTTTTCGCAATGTTTGTTTCTTGTCCTGTTTCATTTGATTTGATTGATGCGGAATGGTACGATGATATTGATGAAGCAAAAGAAGATGCACTTGATTGGAGTGTAGAATTGTCTGGTGAGAATGTGATTGTTTATGAGGCAATCAACAATGAAGGAGATTATTCCTTCAACAAACTTTATTCCATCTGTGCCTGATACTGAAATGTTTGATCAACTTCAATTCCAACCGCATCTGAATGGTATTCCTGGTGCGATTGCCGCACGACATAAGTTTGAGAATGATTGGGAGATTTCTGTAGTTGCTGGTCCTGGATTGTACGGGAAAGTTGAAGATGAGACATTTGAAGTTGGTATCTTCCGACCGAATGGAAATATGACTGAAGATGTATGTGGATGGAATACGAAACAGGAAGTTTCTGCAATGATGTGGGTGCTATCTCAACTGTAGTCCAGCATACCCATCAGGGATGCTGATAGGTAGAAGAACTCAAAGTGTAGCAGGGCGAACTACGGGACACCCTGCCCCCGTGCTATGATGAACGAAGTTCAGAGGATGAGACCTTGACCACACAGCAACGAATGGAAAAGCAATTCTTTATCAAGTTCATTTCTTTGATTGATGAAGTGCAAGGTAAATCTAAACTTCCTTCACAAATCAATTCAACTCGTAAGTCTGCCTGGGTTAAACAAACTCAAAATCCCAGACAAAAGAAAGATGCACTGTCCCGAGTTTGATCTTTAGTTTTTTTACTCTTCATACAAACAATCAACTGATGCTCATCAAAACCACTTTCGACATTCAAACAAAACAACCTGTGTATGCTGTTTGTAATGCACAACATCAATGTGGTATGATTACAACTAACATTCTCAATGCAATTAAAGCAGGACAATGTAAAGACTTCAATCAAGTTCAAACTCTAATCAATTCCTGATGAAAAGAAAAGAAAAACTCCAACTGCTATCTAAAGCAATTAACGGTAAAGAACTACTCATTATTCTCTCTGCATTTAATTGATACTCATGGCAACTCAATTTTACTCTCTTAAGCAACTCAAAGAAAGAGTTAATTCTTTAATTGAACAGCAAGGAGAAGATGCTCCTGTTTCTTGGTGGATTTATACTAATGAAGATGTATTCACATTTGATGAAAATGGTAATGAACAATATCAACCATTAGATGTATGTCAACAAGTGTTATCTAATTTGCAGGATTATGATTATATTCATTCTACAATCTTTGATGCAATTGAAGAAGAACTTACTCAAGTGATTAAATCAAAATGAAATCAAACAAAGTATTTCAAATTGAATTGTGTAAAGAGGATGCACAAAGAATACTTAATTCACTTGAATTACTGAAACGACAGACTAAACAACAAATCAATGATTGTAAGGATGATGAAACAAAGACGATTGCATGGTTAGAATGGTCTTACATCAGTGAGTTACATTATGATCTTGATTGTAAGTTTAGATTAGATACCTGGAATTGATACCCCTATATCGTCCATTTCAGTCTTGATTGATTATAGTTTTCCACAGGGTTGCGGAAAAGATTGTTTTGATTTCCACATTTTTTTATTGTTAAATTTATTATGATGCGTGAATTGTATGTTTGTGTTGTTTGATTGTTAATGTGTTCTCTTATTGTTATCTTGGCGAACACAATAACATATAAACAGTGATTTGTCAAGGGTTTACAGGACACCCCCTATATCGTCCATTTTCACGTTTACAATACAACAGTCGTTTCGTGATACTGTAAATCACTGAGAGGCATCTACAATCGTCTACAATCGTGTTTAATTTCGTATTAGGTATATCTGATCGTTTCGTTGTATTCTCGTGCCTTCCAGGGGATTTTTAATCGTTCGGTGTTAATCAATTCGTTATATGTGCCACTATGTGATACTAACAGTCACTCATAGTTTTCCACAGGGTTGTGGAAAAAGTACAATAGTTTTCCACAGGGTTGTGGAAAAAGTCTAATAGTTTTCCACAGGTTATTATACTTGACAGTCTTTGATTGTTCGTGTATAATTATAGGCAGTAATTCCGATTCGTCCATCGACAGTTATATCGGGGGTTGTTGTATTATATTATATTGTAATGCGGTTATAAGAAAAAGGGTCCTATCCAACCTACAGAGGTGACAAATCGAGTGAGTGATATCAAGTGTTAAAAAAAATTTTTTGGGGTCAAAAAATGCCTGTAAGGTTGCTCTATGAGAGGGGGTGGGGAACAAGTATAAGTCCTTTAGATGAGATCGAATATATTGTAAGTTGTCTGAGAGAAACCTTAAATATACTTAAATCCCATATTCGTAAAAAAATTTCCCAGGGTAAAAAATGACATATAGGTTAATTGCAAGGGACAGGGTATTTTGTGAGGGAACTTTGAATGAATGTCAAAAGACACTCACAGACATTTCCCAGATGATTAGTGCAGGATTATCTACGGATTTCCAAGTAGAAGAGTTTGTGATACTAAAAAATAAATATCTAAAAAACGAACAATGAAGACTTTCCAAGAATTTTTAGATGAGGCAGGGGATTGGTGGCATCCAGATCCTAAGAAGGATCGTAGGATCAGTGGACCTGCGAATAAGATGAGAGCAAAAGAAGATCGTGGAGAGGATACATCAGTACAGAAGAAACCAGATTATAGTAAAAGATTAATGCCAGGTGAGACATATCTACAATTTGCCAATCGTAAGAAGGCAGGAAAATGAATTGGTTTGAGTATTGGATTGGTCATTGTTGGATGAGTGGGTGGCAATCTATCAGAGGGGCATATAGAATATGGTCTGATTTAATGACAGACAATTATAAGGATTATGCACTCCTTCCTAGTGATGACCCTTACACAGAATGTCTAGAATGGTTCTGGGTGTCACTTGGTGAGGACAATACTTATCCCAGGGAGTTTCTGGAATATCTGATACAACTGGCAAAAGATGTGGAAAGTGGTAAGGAAAAAACTATTCCTGTGGATGAGGATTTCTTTGATAGACTGAAAGAATCTCTTGAATTGTGAGTGTCTTTGTGCCGGTTTCTCTAGCATCTTTATGGCGCTCGTAATCTCTAGCAATGGTGATTGACGTGGGATAAATAATGGAGTATCATATGAAGTGGTACTACGTAGTTACTCATTGAAGTATTAACATGGCAAAAGGATTTACTGTAAAGGCAAAACCTCCAGAGCAAGAAGAAGAATCCCTTTTTAATCTAGAGGAATGTAAAGAAAGAATTAAGGGTAAAACAATTGTATTTTGTTTACCCGGAAGAGGAGTTTCATATCGATTTTTGAAGAGTTTTGTTCAACTTTGTTTTGATTTAGTACAATCAGGTGCGAGCATTCAAATTAGTCAAGACTATAGTTCAATGGTGAACTTTGCTCGTTGTAAGTGTCTTGGGGCAAATGTTCTTGCAGGACCAGATCAACTTCCTTGGCAAGGTAAACTTCAGTATGATTATCAACTCTGGATTGATAGTGATATTGTATTCAATACTGATGCCTTCTGGGCACTGGTACAGATGGATAAGGACATTGCTTGTGGTTGGTATGCAACAGAAGATGGAAGAACCACTTCAGTTGCTCATTGGTTGGATGAAGACGACTTCAAGAACAATGGTGGTGTCATGAATCATGAGATGGTTGATACGATCTCAAATCGTAAAAAACCATTCACTGTTGATTATACTGGATTTGGTTGGGTACTAATTAAGAAAGGTGTATTTGAACATCCTGAAATGAAGTATCCTTGGTTTGCTCCTCAGATGCAAGTCTTTGATTCTGGTGAGGTTCAAGATATGTGTGGTGAAGATGTATCATTCTGTCTTGATGCAATTCGTAAATGTGACTTTGAAATTTGGTGTCATCCAAAAATTAGAGTAGGACATGAAAAAACAAGAATTATTTGATATTCTTTGTAATGGTAGAGTGATCTATAAAGATCTCTCTGAAGAGGATCTAATGGATGCAATGGATGACCTGTCTCAACAATTTTATGAGACAGGGGTTCCCAAACCAGAGGATCTTATGGTAGAATGTAAAAGTATTGAGGTAGAATGAATTATGGCAAAACGTCCTTCATTGAATGGTAAAGTAATCATTGAGAGCAAACCCAAAAAAACTCGTCAAGGTTGTTCTCAAAATACAAAACTTTCTGCTTCATCTCGTAATGGAGCAAAGAAACGTTATCGAGGTCAAGGCAACTAATGCTTCAACTTGATCCACAAATCCCAGTCCTGACCCCAAAAGGTCCAGGCTGGGCATTTTTTTTAATTGATCGTTCTCAAGAACACGACCTTGAATGGGTTGTCTTCCTAGATAATGGTGGATACTGTTGGACTTTTAAAAATTCAGATATTAGAATTCAAAAAAACTTAACTCTTCACAGGAAAGATATTTCTGATTTCGGGATAGCAACCCCGTAAAAAGTTCTAATTCACATCGAATTAGGAAGCAAAATGTCTAACTTACCAGTAGATCGAAACGAAGATTATATGTACCAAATGTGGGGTACAACAAAACTGACTACAGATTATAATGCACTCAATGAAAAAAGAGTTCTTCAAGAAATTGTAAATGATGACATTGGGAAGAAGCATCATTTGAAAGAACAAACTGATCTTCACCAGAGAATTCGTAATGATGAAGATTACGATGATTGGGAGTATGGAACTGAACCTTCTTATGGTAAACCACAATAAATATAAGTATTATATTCCTAATATAAAGTGCCAGTAGAATCTGCAGTATCAAGATATTTTAAAGATATCAGTTTGTCTTTTAAAAGACATCCTGTAACCAATGATATTGCTGTGATTACAAATGAAGATGCAATTAAAAGATCTGTCATCAATCTAGTTCGTACTAGAATTGGTGAGAGATTTTTTAATTCTCTTCTGGGATCAAATGTGGAATCAATGTTATTTGAACTTGCAGATTCTGGAATTGTCGATCCAATCACAGAAGAGATTAGTACTACAATTAATAACTTCGAACCACGAGTTAATTTAAGGCAAGTAAATGTTGATTTAAGGGCAGACCAAAATGAGATGGAGGTTTTCATCATTTATGACATTGTTGGACTTGCTGTTCCTACACAAAATATAACCTTCGTATTACAACCAACAAGATACTAATGGCATTTACTCAATTTACAAATCTAGACTTTGATCTAGTCAAAACATCCATTAAAGATTATCTTAGGTCAAATAGCACCTTTACAGATTTTGACTTTGAAGGTTCTAATTTATCTGTCCTGATTGATATTCTTGCCTACAACACTTATATTACTGCATATAACAGTAATATGGTGGCAAATGAATCCTTCTTGGATAGTGCCACACTTCGAGAGAATGTAGTTTCTTTGGCAAGAAACATTGGATTTGTGCCTTTATCTAGAAGAGCAGCAAAGGCAAATGTCTCAATGTTAGCATCTGGACTAGAAAATACTGATTTAAAGACTGCTACACTCAAGGCAGGGATTGTTTGTACTGGAAATCAGAGAAATACTTCATACATTTTCTCAATTCCTGAAGATATTACAGTTGGTATTGATGATGGGGAAGCATTCTTAAGTGAAATTGACATCTATCAGGGCACATTTTTAACAAAAACCTTCACAGTTGATAATTCTCAACCAAATCAGAAGTATATTTTACCAAATCCATACATTGATACCTCAACAATTCGTGTAAAAGTTGCGGTAAATGGTACAACAGAGCAATATTCTTACGTAGATAACATAATTGGCATCAATTCTCAATCACAAATCTTCTTGGTTCAGGAAATTTCTGACGAAAAGTATGAAATTTTCTTTGGAGATGGTATTTTTGGTAAAAAACCTGAGAATGGAAGTGTCATTACAGTAAGTTATATCACTACAGATGGAAAAGATGGCAATGGTGCCTCAAATTTCACATTTTCAGGCACACTAGTTGGGGAAGATTCATCAAATTTAAGTGGAAGTGTTGGTTCAGTCATCACAAATTCGGCAGCAGAGAACGGAGATAGCATTCAACCTACCGAATCTGTACGTTATTATGCTCCAAGACTGTATGCATCGCAGTATAGAGCAGTAACAGCAAATGATTATGAGGCACTTTTACCTTCTATATTCCCAAATGTAGAATCTGTGACTGCTTATGGGGGTGAAGAACTCACTCCACCAGAATATGGAACAGTATATTTGGCAGTTAAACCAAAAAATTCTGATTATTTGTCAGAATTTACAAAACAATCAATCTTAAATTCATTAAAACAATATAGTGTAGCAGGAATTAAAGTCAGATTTACTGATATTAATGTACTATACGTAGAATTGGATTCTACAGTTTATTATAATTCAAATTTAGTGAATTCTGTTAGTGATCTGGAATCGCAAGTTTATACATCACTAGATTCTTACTCAAATTCTTCAGATTTGAATAGATTTGGTGGAAGATTTAAGTATAGTAAGGCATTGAGATCAATAGATGCTACAAATGATGCTATTACGTCAAACATTACTAGAGTTATAATTAGAAGGAATATTGGTATTATCAAGAATCCAACTAATTATGAAATTTGCTTTGAAAATAGATTTAATGTTTCGCCAAGTGGATACAATATAAGATCTACTGGGTTTAAAATTCAAGGAAATTCTAAGACACTTTATATTTCAGACACTCCAAAGTCCGATTTAAAAACTGGAACCTTATTCCTATTCTCTATTGAAAATAATAAGGTTGTTATTGAGACAACTTCTGTTGGTACAGTAGATTATATCACTGGTGAAATACGTATAGATAATATAAATGTAAGTTCTACATCTGTTGAAAATGACATTATTCAAATTGAGGCAACCCCTTACTCCAACGATATTATTGCTAGAAAATCAGTATATTTAAAACTTGATGTTGGAAGTAGCAAAATTTCACTTGTGAAGGACATCATTTCATCTGGTGAGAATTCGTCTGGAAGTAGATTTAACCCCGAATCAAGTTATACAACAGAGTCAAAAATAAGAAACTAAAATGAATCAAGATAAAAAAGTAGTCAAAATTAGTGATGTAGTTGAGAATCAAATTCCAGAATTTATTCTTACCGAAAATCCAAATTTAGTCGAGTTCTTACAACAATATTATATTTCTCAGGAATATCAAGGTGCTACTATAGACCTTGTTGAGAATTTAGTAGACTATAAAAATTTTGACAGTTTTGATTCTACAAACTTAATTAAATCAACTGTAACAACTCAAGAAGTTTCTTATTTTGATGATGTCATCAATGTAGATTCCACACACGGTTGGCCTAGTCAATATGGTCTTCTCAAGATTGACGATGAGATCATTACCTATACTGGAATTGAGGAGAATTATTTAACTGGAATTTGTACGATATCAGTTGGATCTAACGTTGCCTATGTGTCTGGAATAGATACCAGTTTATACATTGGAAGACCTTTTAATATACCATCCATAAACAAAACTCTAATTATAGAATCAGTAGATTCTACGTCTGTTACTTTATTAAACACTGTTTTAGACAGCACCTCTGATTTTGGGTATTCTGATACCAATAATTATGCATTTTATATCAATAGTCCCAAATTTACTGGGTGTATCCGAGGATTTAGTGGAGTAGAATCTCTTTCTGATCCAACATCACCAGAATATCTGAAGTTCTCTTCTTCCGAAGTAGACGAGCACGAAAATACTTCAACAGTTTATAATCTAAGTAACTTATTCTTATTAGAATTCTTCAGAAAAATTAAGTATCAATTTTCTCCTGGGTTCGAGGAGTTTGATTTCGACCCCAGAATTGATGCTCCCAATTTTATTAGTAAGGTAAAAAACTTCTATCAGACCAAAGGAACAGACGAAGCATTTAGAATTCTGTTTAAGGTTCTGTACGGTGAAGAGATTGATATCATCAAACCAAAAGACTTCCTATTCACTCCATCAGATGATCAGTGGATCGTAGTAGAGAGATTTATTGGAGAAGCAGTTAATGGTGATCCTTTAAAACTAAACGGACAGACTTTATATCAGGATCAGTATGCTTTCACAGGTGGTTTGTCTGCAAATGGTTCAATCTATAAAGTAAGTTCAGCATCACTAGATGGAAATCAATATTATAATATTGATATTTTCTCTGGTTATTCAAATAACTTAAATCCAAAAGGATCTATTTTTGGAGAGTTTAAAATTACTCCAAAAACATATTGTACCGAAAATGTATTGGCAGGTAGTACAACTATTCCTGTAGTTTCTACAATAGGATTTCCAAAATCAGGATTTTTAGTTTTTGGAGATCTAATTATTGATTATCAAGATAAGACAAATACTGAATTTTTAAATTGTTATAATATCACGGAAGACATTAGTTCTTCTTCTGCGATATATGCCGAAAATTTTGCATATTCTTATGAAAATGGTGATTCTGATAAGTTGGTAAAGATTAGATTATTAAATACTATTTCTCAAATTGACACTTCTAATACTATTCTTGCGACTAAAAATGATTTATTAAAAATTGATAATATTGGCGAAATTAAAGAAAATAAATTTACCAAGTCATTAGTTTATAATATCCCATCAATTATTACTGTAGGTAAAGTATATTCATCCATTCCTTCTGGTAAATTTGGAATTAATAAAAATTCAGGTCAAGTAAAGACTCAATATAAACATTATTTGAGAAATGGAGATATTGTAGAAGTTTATAGTAAAACTTTAAACCAAAAATTATATGATGCTGAAGTCAGTAATGTCACCGAAAAGGGATTTACTCTTAATGGCACTTCGCAATTGTCTATCGGACACAGCATTAAGTTGTTTAGGAAGGTATTCAAATCATTTTCTTCCAACTATCCGGAAGTAAATCAAAAGTTTTCTATCAACATTCAAAATTCTTATGAAGACTCTGATAACTATTATTTGACCTCTAACGGGTTCAATTTAGGAAATATTAATTCTTACAAGAGAGAGTACACTCTTGCTCTAGAAACCCCTTCTGCTGGCATCTCCACATCAATTTTAGGAAGTCATCAACTCTATGATGGAGAACTAGTCACTGTTTCAAATTATACCATTCAAGTGGTTCCAGGAACAGTTGGTTTTAGAAACAATGTTGGGATCTACACAGGTCTGTCTTTATATGCTAAAAGGATTGATTCCGACGAAATTAAATTAGCATTTACAAAACAAGATTTGTATGATGGAAATTATATCAATTTTGCAGAAACTATCTCAGAATACAGTACAGATTTAACTGGATATGTAAAAACTATTAAATTGACACTATCCAAGTTATATGGAAATCAATTTACTAGTTCTAAATTATTCAAGAAAATTCCAAAGGATTTAACCTATTCTCAAGAAAAAACTTCTACTCCATCTGGTTCAATTGGAGTTTTTGTGAATGGGATTGAAATACAAAACTATAAATCATTTGATAAAGTTTATAGTGGAGAAATAAAATCTATTGATATTTTAGATGGTGGAGATAACTATAGTTTATCAAATCCCCCACAATTTGATATAGATTATGGTAATGATACCACTACTATCTTAACTCCAAATTTAATTGGAAATATCAAATCCGTCTCTGTTCTCGATCCTGGGTTTGATTATCTAGAGACCCCAATAGTAAAAATAAAGGGTGGTGGGAACGATTCAGTTAGAACTGAGGTAAAGTTAAAGAAAATACAAAAAGAAATTTCATTCAACTCCCAAGATCCGAATGTTGTTATTACAACTGACCCAATCAATAAATTCGTATTTGAAGATCCTCATAGATTAGTTGTGGGAGATGCAGTAATTTATGAATCATTTGAAAATACTCCCATTGCCAACTTACAAAATAATGGAATTTATTATATCTTCGACGTTGGAGCAGGAACTTCATTTAAACTAGCAGCAAATAAGTTAGATGCATTTGCTGGGATTGGGACAATTAATATCGGTTCTGGAGGTAAGGGTCTTCAGAGATTTACTTCGGTGAAAACTGTTAGTGTTATTGATTCGGTAAATGTAATAGATTTGGAGACTGAATTCAAATACAAAAAACTTCCACTAATTAAAGAAAATGTCAATCATTATGATGATATACTTGAGTTTGAAAATCACGGATTTTTAGATGGTGACGAAGTTGAATATTCATATACTGGAACTTCAATATTAAGTACAGCAAGTTACTATTATGTCATTAAGATTGATGATAATAAATTTAAGTTATCTTCAACTAAAGACTTATCAACCCCAGTAAATATCAGTTCATCAAACACATCTAGCGTACATTATTTCTCATATTCTCCTATTAGAGCACAAATTAAAGGCAGAATTACTAAAGTTGGGGTCTCTGAAATAGGGTATTCAGCAGACCTTTTACCAATTGTCACTGGATCCATAGAGAATGTTAATGTTTGTAATTCGAAGACATATAGCAGCACTATATTAAATTTTGAGAAACCACCAAGAATTCAAGTTAAAAAGGGAAGATATGCCTCAATAAAACCAATCATAATCAATGGAAAGATTGTGAAGGTCTTAATTCAAAATCCAGGTGAAAACTACTTCAATAATATCAGCATTCAAGTTATTGGATCTGGAACTGGAGCAGAATTGCAACCCATTATAACAAACGGTCAAATTACAGACGTTAAAATTTTAAGTCCTGGAATTGGATACGATCAATATACAAGACTTTTAATTAAGTCAGATGGGTCTGGAGCATCATTGAAGGCAAATATAACTCAATTAAATCTAAATGAAGTTTCAAAATACTCAAGTTCTATTTTAAATAGAGGACTTTTAGTAGGTCAAAAGCAAAATGCCAATAGAAATACTATAGGAGTATATTACTTAACTCCAACTCTTACTACAGAATTCGGAATTTCAAGTGATGCTCATTCAAAGATTATTGGTTGGGCCTATGATGGATGTCCAATCTATGGTCCATATGCATATGAAAATGTGGATGGCACTGGAAATATTATCAGAATGACTAGTAGTTATAGAAAAGTTAAGATTTCTCCATCAATCTCAAATTCAAGCACTTTAGATTGTGCTGAAGACTATGTTTATAGAGGAGGAAGGGGAACACTTGATGAATTTAATGGAAGATATTGTGTAACCCCAGAATATCCAAATGGGGTATATGCATATTTTGCAACATCAACATTCCCCTATTTTATTGGACCAAACTATAGATACTCACCTGTTATTGATAACTTTGACCCACAACACACTCAAGACCTCAATATAGGAGATTTGGGCATCTTCAAACATACTTTCCCATATTATGTTGAGGATAAAGATAATTACTATGATTATTTCGACTTCTATCCAAATATTTACAGTGAAGATATTTCTGTTATAGATGTATCGGAAGGAACTGTTGACGATATTGAGATTATTGCTGGTGGAAGAGGATATTCTATCGGAGATAAAATTGTCTTCAATAATGAAGGAACTGAAGGATTTGGTGCAAGTGCAGAAGTTTCGGAGTTGAGGGGAGTAGGAATAAGCAGTGTATCATCAGAAACAATAACATCTTCTGACGCGACATTTATCCAGAACGGGGACACTGTGACTGTAATTTGCAATGCCCCTATAGATCTTCAAGATGAATTCTATGTTAATATAGATGGAATTTCAAATTCTCTCTATTCCACTTTAGAGGGAAATAAGAAAATAACATTTACTGAATTTACAACAAAATTAAGTTCAAATCTTTCTTCAGGAACTGGTGCAGTAACTGAAATTAAAGTTACTGATTCGATTTCTATCTTTGATATAGATTCTCAAATTAAAATTGGAACAGAAACTCTTACTGTAATTGGATTTGATTATATTAATAACTCAATAGTAGTATCTAGGGGAAATGATTCCCTCTCTGCATCTGCTCAAACAGAAGTTACTTTACTTCAGAATAAGTTCCAATTTAAAGAAAGTAAGGATTTAAATATTGCCACAAAGAATGAGACTTATTACTTTGATTCGGAACTAATTTCAATTGGTACTGACCTTGAACCAGCAGGTGGAAATACTATTACAAAAACTCCTCTAATAGATGGAAAGTCCGAAACTAGATTTGTTAGAAATGGTGCCATTTGGATGCCAAATCACAAGTTCAAACACGGAGAAGAGGTAACTTATACTAGAGATCCTGACTCCGATTTCATTAGAATTGATGATTCACCTAGCACACTACTACTCGATCAAATTTCTCCTTTATATGTTGTAGATTTAGGGAATGATTTAATTGGATTTGTTGATGATAAGACAAAGATTAATTCTACAGATGATTTATTATTATTCGTATTTGCAGGAACTGGTAAGCAACATAAGTTAGTTACTAACAGATCTGTTGTTACAGGTGATGTTCTATTCAACCAAACTACAGTTTATACTAATTCACGTCATAATTTACTTGTTGGGGATGTAGTGAATATTGACTTAACGTCAAAAGAAACCATTCTGTATACTGTTACCAGAAATTCATCAACTGCAAAATTACGTATAAATTCTCAAAATAATCCAGAATTAGTTACATATCGAAATCAAACTTTGGAATTTGATACCTCTGGACTAGGTTCTTCAGAATTCAAATTATATCTTGATGAAAATTTTGAAAATGAATATCTTGGAAATAGTGATACTGGTCTTGAAGTTATAAAGACCTCTGATAAACTAACACTTACTATATCAGATAACACACCATCAAAACTATATTATAACCTAGAAACTACCAATGATCTATATCAAGATCTTTCTGTGAGAAATGGAAACAGTATCCAAATAATTCCAAGTAAATACTCTTCAATATCAACTATTGTTGATAAGACAAATAGAACGTACACAATTAACTTACCAGTAGAACCTGAAGTTTCTGAATACTTAAGTGGTGATTTTTCGGCAACTTATTCAGTATTAAAGTCTAATGCAACTGGTTCAATAAAAGATGTTAGAATTACTTCAAAAGGAGTAAATTATAAGAAAATTCCAACGATCTCTGAAATAGAATCTACTGGAAAAAATGCAATATTAATTCCAATTACTAACAGTATAGGAAAAATTAATAAGATTGAGAGTATTTCTAATTTTATATGCCCCTCTGATAAAACTTTAAAACCATCATCAAACTTATATTCGTTAGTATATTTAAAAAATCACTATAAAGTATCTAATATAAACCTAACTTATGGAGGTTCAAATTACTTGTCTCCGCCAACAATAAAAATTTACAATGAAGACACTAACAAGATTTATGATCAAGTTGGTGCTTATTGTGAATTATCTGGTGGATCAGTAAGCAATATCGTACTTTATAATGAAGGTTCGGGACTTCCAAAGAATGGAAATAAGGCAATATTTACTGATAATTCAAATGGATTGAAGATATTAGATGCTACTTCTACTTTATCTGGAGAAAATTATCTAGTATCACTGACTGTAGAAACACCAATTTCTGGGTTCACTACATCTAGTCCAATTCCTTTTGAAGTTGGTGATGAAATTTTTGTTGAAGGGATCGTTTCGTTAGGTTATGGATTTAACTCTTCAAAATATGAGTATGAAACATTCACTGTAGTTGGAATAGTCACAAATTATTCCAGTCCAGATCAATCTATTATTAGATATGAACTTCCAAATAGTCCAGGTACACCAGTATCTTACGATCTTGCATATGTAATCAATGCGAAAGATATTCCAACTTGTGAGTTGACAATATCAGAAAGTGAATTTTATGCAAATGAAATAGTTGATAAAACAAAATTAATTAACAATAAAGTTGATACTACCAGCAAATCAACAATAAAAGTTTATGATTCTTCCAATATATCAATTGGAGAAGTTTTAGAAGGTTCAAATAGTAAATCTAAAGGAACCGTTATAAAGATTGACAGTGTTATTGCAGATTTTGATGTTTCTAGCAGTAAATCAAAATCAATTGGATGGATTACTCAAAGAGGAAATCTATCGGAAATAACACAAAAATTACCAGATAATGATTATTATCAAAACTTCTCATATTCATTGAAGAGCAAACAAGAGATATCAAAGTGGGAATCTCCAGTTTCAGACCTTACTCACGTTGCAGGTCTAAAGAAATTTGGTGATCTTCAAGTAGAATCTAAAGATTCCAATCCATATCAAATAACTACAAATGATGTTTCTGATATAAACATTTCGTTAACTTCATATGTAAATATCAATACTATTAATGATATTGATTTAGTATTAGAAGATGTTGACGATCATCAAAATTTATATTCAGAAATTCTTAAGTTTAGAAGTCTGAAATTATCTGATTATCTATTATGCCTTAATAATAGAGTTCTCTCCATAGATGATATTTCAAATAACTTTAATACTGACGAATCATTTGTATCAATAATAATTGATACAACTCCTACTTATGGAGATGGTTCTCTTATTGCAAAATATCTCGTATTTTTAGAGTCTACAAAATCATTCTATACCGACTTTGAGTTGCCATCACTTTCTGAAATATATTTGGCTAGAAATAATTCCGATGTTAATTTTGTTGCATACTCATATTTTGAAGATATAGAATTAGGTGCCTTCAATGCTAGAATAAGAACCACCCTTAATAATAAATCAGAAATTGTATTGGAACTTATTCCATACAGCATATTCAACATTTTAAGTGCAAAAACTATTAAAGAACTTGTCCCATTAGACAATGGAATAGTCATTAATGATTATGGAAATACTAGCAACGTTGCAATAACAACTTCCTTATCCTCACAGGCAATTCCATCTGAAAGGACAATTAATCTTTGTGATATATCAGAATGCAAATCTGGAAATGTTTATGTGGGAATTTCTACAGGTCCTAACAGCATAGAAGAGTTTATTGAATTTACTTTCTTATATAATGGAACTTCAGTGATACAATCTGTATATGCCGAGAACGAAATTAGAAACTTAGGAGAAGTTGGAATTAAAACTGGACCTTCGAGCAATATTCAGATTACATATACTGGAATTCCCAATACTGCGGTAAAACTATACATCAATGCCAATCTGTTAGTTGAAACTTCAACTAATCCAAAAGAGCAAACACTTGCTTATGGGAGATTAAATAGTGATAGAGTTCAGTTTACTGCTTCTACATTAGACCCAGTTGGCATTACAACTATAACAAAAGATTATGCAGCATCTAAATATGTAATTGAAGTTGAAAAGACAATAGGTGCCACTGTAACTAGAAATATTATTCAAATAAACTCGGTTCATTACGATATAGTTACTGAGATTGAAAAGTACTTAAATAATGTAAATTATGGAATTATTGGAAATTTTGATGATCTAGAATTTTCTACTATCTTTGATCCAAATCAGGGAACATATACGTTAGCATATTATCCAAGTGATTTGGCAGATTATGACATCAAGTTTTATGAGAAAAATATTGAAAGAGCAACTAATCCACTATTATAATAAAAATGTCAGACAATTCTTCAAGTTCAATTTACGTTCCTTCAGTTTTTGGAACCAATTCATTTACATTAAAACACAAAAATGAACCTATTTTTTATAAAGAATTTGATGGAGAAGATTCTGAAGTCGTAGATTCTGGCAATGACATTATATCAATTAAAGATCACTTCTTTGTTACTGGGGAAAAATTAACTTACATTCCACCTGCACTTGGATATAGAATAAGAATATCACCATCTAGTCCAGGAAATACATTAAGCACCTCATTTTTGCCAGATGAGGTGTATCCAATTGTAGTGGATTCCGGAAAAATCAGATTGGCATTTACTGAAGAATTGGCAGTTCAGAATGACTATATTGATATAGTAGGTGTAGGAACTGGAAACCCACATGCATTTGAATGTGAGAAGCAGAACACAAAATGTTTGATATCTATTGACAATATTATTCAATCTCCAATATCAGTTGCTTCCACTGTAGCAATTTTAGATATTGTTGATAATACAACTTTAGAATTGGCATCATTGGAAGGAATAACTCCAGGCACAATATTAAAAGTTAATGATGAATATGCAAAGGTCATATCAGTTAAATATGGAGCAAGTAATACTGGCATTGGAACAGTTGTACTATTTCGTGGAGAAGCAATATTGGGAACCCCAGAAATAGAATGGGATGCTTCACTTGATTATGTCAGTGTAATGTCAGGTCAATATAATATTGTAGAAGATAGAATTTATTTTACAGACGCACCATTTGAAGGGAGAAAATTTAATTACACACTAACACCAAATGATTTCATAGAATCTAGTTTCTCATTTAATATTTTTAATACGAATATTAAAACTGGATCTTTAGTTGGAATTACTACACAAAACCCTCCACAGGGATTAGATTCTGGTAGAATATATTTTGCAATCAAGAATTATGAAAATAATTTTAGTTTTGCTGATACCTATCAAGATGCTATTTCAAAGGTAAAGGTTGAATTTGATATTGATAAAGGTCAATATGATAAACTTAAACCAATAGGAGATGTTGTTATTAATCATATTGATTTACTTGGAAATTCCTCCTTTTCGGGAAGAGCATTTTTAAGATCTGATTATGATGGTAACGCAGTATTTGATGACATATCTCAAGGATTTAATGGAATTAGCACCTCATTTGAATTAAAGACATCTGGCATTTCTACTGTAGGAATTGCATCAGATAATGGAATTGTATTAATTAATAATGTATTCCAATATCCAGAATTTGAGGAGTCCTTTGTCTATGAAGAAGTTGGGGGAACTCAAACAAATATTAACTTCATAGGAATAGGAACAGACTTTTATACCACCAAAGATTATGATGTTAATGTTAAAGGATTTCCTCGTGGTGGAATTATTGCTGGATATGGATTGAGTGGTGGGTATAACTATCAACCATTAAGAGAAGCAAAACTAGTAGAAACCTCCAAAATAGAAGAAGATGGAAATTATATTATTAGTAATGACAATATTGGAATAGCATATTCTGGTTCTGGATATAGAAATGAGGTTGGTTATGCAGTTTCAGTAATGTTTGAGCAAAATGGAGAGAGAATAGTTGGATATGGAACTGGAATCATCCAAGATGGTTATATTGTTTCGATTAATATTTTAGAAAATTGTGAATATCCAATTGGAACTGGAACACCAGCAATTGTAATCGAACCTCCATTTGAATATGAAAATCTAGAGTTAACTGGTTCCACTAATGGAATTGGCGCCAGAGTGTCATTTAGTGTTTCAGATTCTGGAAATATAGAGGAGTTCAAAATTACCAACCCTGGATATGGATATACAGTTGGTGAAACTTTGTCGATTCCGAATGTTGTCGGAAAATCAACTCAAATTTCAGGAGATGAACTTAAAGTAATTGTTCTATATGTTGAGAAAGATAAGTTCTCTGCTTGGAATCTAGGTAACTTGAGAAAATTAGATGATCTTTCTAGTTATGTAAATGGTGTTAGAAGGACATTCAATTTAATGGAAAATGGTCAATTAGTCAGTATAGAAGCACTTCCAGGATCTCCAATAGAAATATCACAAACACTTCTAGTATTTGTAAATGATGTTCTACAAATACCAGACGAATCTTATTTCTTTAATGGAGGTACTCAACTTATATTTGATGAGGCACCCCCATCAGGAAGCACTCTAAAAGTATATTTCTATACTGGAAGTGAAGGAGATACTATTTTCAATGATATCGATCCTAGAATTAAGGTTGGCGATAAAGTTGTTGTGAAGAAAAATATAGAATTAAATCCAAAGACACAGTTTAGTAGAACAGTTAAGAGAATACTGAGTTCTGACCGTTTGAAAACAGAAATCTACAATAAAGTTGGTCTTTCGTATGATTCAATTACATATCGTCCAGTTGATCTAACTCCACAATCAACAGATTTAATTATTGGAGGAGAAATTGTAAGCAAGGCAAGAGATTATTTAAGTTCTACTGGAATTGCATTCACATCTGTTACTACGGTTACTGGAACATTTGCAGCAGCATATGCTTCTACTGTAGGAATTAACACAGTTGGAATTCAAACTGGAGATTATATAGAATCTGAATATACAGATTCATATCAGGTCATTTCAATTTCCAGTGGAGTTATAGGAATTTCAACTTCTGCTACTAATACTGGAGCAACAACATCTACAATAACTGTTTGGAGAAAACAAGAATAAATAAGGTAAAAACACCACAAAAATGCCAGCAATTATAACTGATAATTTAAAAATACAAAATTGCACCAATTTTGTAGATTCAATTAAGAATGTTGAGGATAATCCTTCACAAGGAAATTATTATGTTTTTATTGGTTATCCAAATCCTGATGAATATTGGAATTCTTGGAATACAAATACACAAAGTCCAATAGATAATTTCAATTATCATAATTCATATAAAGAATCCATTCTCGGAGTGAAGAAAATTACATCATCTGATGTAATTAGAGCAATCCCTAAAATTGTTTGGACTTCTGGGACCAGATATGATATGTATAGGCACGATTATAGTGCTTATAATTTATCTGGCAACTCACAATTCCCTAGACTTTATGATAGTCAGTACTATGTAATGAATAGTGAATTTAATGTTTATATGTGTTTGAATAATGGAACTAATCCAGGAAACTTAAAGGGAGTTCCATCTACGATTGAACCAACACATACAGATACTAATGAGTACGTAGATAGAGGTGATGGTTATGTGTGGAAATTTATGTATAGCATTAGTCCAGCAGATTATTTGAAGTTTGATTCTACAGACTATATACCAGTTCCAAATAATTGGAAGACAAGCACTAATACATTAATATCAGAAGTAAGATCTAGTGCAATACCAGGTGCTATCAGAACCATTTTAATTGAAAGATCAACTCAATATTTAATTGGAACTGATCCAGAGTTGGGTGTAGTATGCCCTATACTGGGTGATGGAACTGGAGGCACTGCTTTAGTCACATTCAATGCTGAAGGATACCCAGAGACCGTAGAAGTAGTCAATCCCGGTTCTGGATACACTTATGCCACATTAGATTTGGATTCAGTCGTCCCTAGAGATATATCTATTGAAAAAAGTATTTTCAATGTAATCATTCCACCACCAGGTGGATATGGAGCAGATATTTACAAAGATCTTGGAGCATTTAGATGCTTGGTGTATAGCAGAATTGAAAACTCCATAACAAATCCAGACTTTATTGTGGGAAATGAATTTGCTAGAGTTGGAATTATAAAAGATGTTTTAAGTAATGGTTCTGGGTCATATTTTAGTGGATCCACTGGATCAGGAGTTTATGGAATAGCATTAAATGATACTGGATTAACTATTAACGTAGATGATCCAATTACTCAATCTTCCACTGGGGCAAAGGGATACATTGTAACCTCTGAAGAAATAGGATCTGCGACATTTGTTAAGTATATTCAATCTAGAGAACTTTATGTAGATACTTATTCTTCTAATGATTATATTGTAAAAACTTTTGATCCATATATTACTAATCCAGACTTTTCTGGTATCACCACTTCATCATCGTACACATATTCTACATTTAATACATCATCAGTAGCAATAGGTTCAAGTACTTACTCTGTTGCTGATATTGATGGTTCTGAATATTCAGGTGATTATTTGGGACAAACTTATACAAACGGACTATCAAATCCAGATATAAATACAAAGAGTGGTGATATTCTATACGTAGATAATAGATCTACTATCACTAGAGCATCAAATCAAAGAGAAGACATTAAAATTATTATAGAGTTCTAAAAATGCCACAAAGCACTAACTTAAATGTAAGTCCTTACTATGATGATTTTAGTGAGGACAAAAACTACTATAAAGTTCTTTTCAAGCCTGGTGTAACAGTTCAGACTAGAGAATTAAATAATTTACAGTCAATTTTACAAAGTCAAATTGAAAAATTTGGTAGTAAGTTCTTCTCTAATGGTGGAATTGTTATCCCAGGAAACTTTGCTTATGATGGCAATTTTAGTTGTATTGAAATTGAATCTACTTACAAAGGTGTTTTAGTAGAGACATATTTTGAAAATTTTGTTGGAAAGAAAATAAGAGGAAGAAATACAGGAGTTACTGCTAAAGTTGAATATGTATTATCTAAAGATAGTGCAGATTCAACTAGAAAAACCACAGCACTTTATGTTAAGTATTTGAAGTCTTCATCCCAAGATTTTGATGCTGAAGTTTTTGAAGATGGGGAAGAGTTAGTTTCAGAGCAAGACGTTACCGCAGGAACTACATTATTCGCACAAGATTCTGCAGTATTCAGAGTTTTATCTCCAGTTGATAGAACTGCTTCTTCTGTTGGATCTTCTGCAAAAATCGAAGATGGAATTTATTTCATAAGAGGTTATTTTGTTGATATAGAAAAAAATACTGTTATATTAGATCCTTATACAAATACCCCTTCATATAGAGTTGGATTGCAGATAACAGAATCTATCATAGATTCTAATGAAGATACCGATTTGGTTGATAATGCCAGAGGATTTTCGAACTATGCTGCTCCAGGAGCAGACAGACTTAAAATTAGTGCAACATTAATTAAGAAGGATATAGAAGATTATAATGATGATGATTTCATTGAACTGTTTAGAGTTGAAAACGGAATCGTAAGAAAGATAGATCAAAATGATCCATATGCTTTTATAACTGATGTTTTGGCAAGAAGAACTTACGATGAATCTGGAAACTACTACGTCAGACCATATAAAGTTACTGCTCGTGAATCCCTGAATGATGATTTTGGGAACAAAGGTCAATATACCAGTGATGAAAAGACATCAGGTGGTTTAGTACCATCTGATGATTTAGCAGTCATTAAAGTATCCCCAGGTAAAGCATATGTGAAGGGATATGAAGTTCCTACAACTACCACTTTAATTGACTATCCAAAACCAAGAACTACAAAAACTGTAGATTCATCTTCTTCAAATTTCAGAACAGGAAATATATTAAAAGTTAATAATATAGAAGGAATTCCAAAAATTGGAATTACCACTGATTCTTCTGTATTACTTCATAAGGTAAGGTTGGATGATAATCATGAAGTAGTAGCAGATAATCAAATCGGAATTGCGAGAGTATATGATTATGAGTATGATAATAATAGTTTTTCAGATGAGTCCAGTGAGGCAAATCTATACCTATTTGATATCCAAACATATACCGAAATAAACACAAGCGCCACAATTAGTGGTATTACTAATGGAGATTATATACAGGGTCAATATAGTAACGCATCTGGATACGTTAAATCAAACTCAGGGCAAGACATTACTCTTTATCAAGTTTCTGGAACTTTTATAATAAACGAACCATTAGTTGTATGCGGAATTAGTACTATAACTACCATTGATACAGTAGTAGATTATTCAATTAAGGACATTAAATCAGTATCTTCTGAAGATGGAACTTCATTTACGGCAGATTCAGTTTTATCAAAGAAAAAAAATATAGACGGTCCCTTTAATATCGTCGTCAGTTCAGGAATAGCAACAATTACCAGTCAAGATGGTTCTTCATTTGCTTCCGGATTTAAAGTAAGCGATATTATTTCATATACGATACCAAGTTCAACTTTACCAACATATTCAGGGATTTCTACTGTTGGTGCAGGAGGAACTTCTATAACAATAGATAATACCTTAGTTGCATCAGTTTCTAATGTGTGTTCCAATAGTTTAGGATCTACTGGCACTTTAAATAAAATTAAATTGGTTAGACCTAGAATTAAGAATTATAATGATTCTGAATTCTATGCCCCATTAGAAAATCCAAATGTTTCTGAAGTAAGTTTCTTAAACTCTAGTATTTTCGTTAAAAAATATTATACAGGACTAACAATATCTTCAGGAACATTAGACCTCCCAACATTAGAGAATACAAACTTTGTATATGCTGATTTTGATGAGGAAAGATATTGCGTTGTATTAAATGATGGAACTAACATTTCATTGTCGGGTGATGATTTTGAGATTACTGCAGGAGGAAAGGAAGCATCATTTGATGGTTTATCTCCAGATGGAACTGCTAATGTCATCGTTACTCAAATTAAATCAGATATTTCATCCAAATTTAAAAAGTTGGATAGATGCCAATCAGTATCAATAACTAGATCTAAATACAATCCAGCATCAAATGGATTGACTTACTCTAGAGTATATGGAAGACGTGTAGAAGATGAAGAAATTAGTTTAAATTATCCTGATATCTTCGAAGTTCACGGAGTATTTCAATCCACAAATTCAGATGATCCTCAACTTCCAGAATTAACAATTTCTGGATTAAACACTAACAGTTTAATTATAGGTGAAAAGATTGTAGGTCAGACTTCTGGTGCTGTTGCAATTTGTGTAGCAACTCCATCAAGTTCTAGAGTATCATTTATATACAAGTCCAAAAATACATTCAATTTCAATGAAATAGTTACCTTTGAGGAGTCTGAAACTCAAGCAACAGTTACTAATATTACATTTGGTTGTGATAACATATTATCAGAGTTTATAGTTGATAACGGTCAGAGAAAACATTTCTATGACATTGGGAGATTAATTAGAAAGGCTTCTTCTAGAGAACCTTCTAAAAAATTAACTATTATATTTGATTACTTCAAGTTTAAGACAACTGATTCCGGAGATATTATCTCAGTAAATAGTTATCCATCAGAACTGTATGGGGATAAAATTCCAGTATTTAAGGGAGTAAGAAACACTGACACTATTGATACTCGTCCCAGAGTTGCTGATTATACATCAAGTTCACGTAGTCCATTTGATTATATTTCCAGAAAATTCACTTCAGCATCAAATAATTCGGCAAATATTTTAAAATCTAATGAGTCTGTAGTTTTTGATTATAAGTTCTATCTCCCAAGAAGTGATAAACTGACTTTAGATAAAGATGGAAACTTTAACATCGTACTAGGAGAACCCAGTGAGTTCCCAATAGTTCCAAAAGTATCTAAAGAAGTTCTCGATGTAGCTACGATTAGATCATCTGCCTATGTTTTCGATGTCAATAAGGACATTGAAATTGAATTAGTGGATCACAAACGTTACACTATGTCTGATATTAGAGATCTTGAAACTAGAATAGAAAATCTGGAGTATTATACTTCACTATCACTTCTAGAAGTAGCAACTCAAAATCTTTTAATTGAAGATGCTGATGGATTTAATAGATTTAAGTGTGGATTTTTCGTTGATAACTTCAAATCTTACGATGGAGCAGATCAAAATAATAGCATCTTTAGAGCAGAAATTTCTAACGATTCCTTAAAAGCAGAAACTGTTAGAACAGAAATTGATTTAGTTCAAACCTCAGCAACAAATTTACAAGTTACTGGCAATAGTTTAACCTTAAAATATTCCGAAAAAGAATATCAAAAGCAACCATTTGCTAGCAAATTAGTCAATATAAATCCATTTAATATTGTAACTTGGTCTGGTAGAATGGAGTTGCTCCCAGATAGTGATAGATGGGAGGTTAGAGTTGATGTTGATGATAGATCTCCAGTACAAGGATCTTTTTGGCAAGCATTTACTGCAGAAAGAACAAGAACAGAAAGATCAAATATTAGATATATTAGATCTAGAAATATTGGATTTGTTGCCACAAGAATAAAACCAATTAATAAGTTTGATTTCTTATTTGATTCCAGAAACTTATCTAACAACAGTTTAGAATCTACTTATGCTTTCCCCAAACTGGTTCAAGTATCAGGTGTAACTGGAAGTTTTGAAGTTGGTGAAACTGTAAGTGGTTCAGATTCGAATGGAAATACTGCTAGTTTTAGATTATGTACTCCAAATCATAAGTCTGGCACGTATAATAATCCATCATCAATTTATAATGTAAACCCATATAGTCCAAATACATCAATTCCAGAATTATATGGTCCAGAATCAACAATATTAAATGTTGATGTAGATTCATTAAGTGATATTAGTGCTTCACAATTCTTTGGAAATATCACAGAAGGAATGAGTTTGGTAGGACAATCCTCTGGTGCATTAGCAACTGTTTCTTCCGTGGAATTGGTAAGTGATGACAACGGAGCATTAATTGGGGCATTCTTCATACCAAATCCAGAAGAAAGTGATGTTACTTTTGAAACTGGAAACACAACTGCAAAAGTCGTTTCTTCTCAAGGTTCAAGTGCTGCAGAAGCAAACTTTATATCTGAAGGAGAAAGAATTACTACAACTAGAATAACCTACGCAGATCCTCTAGCACAAACATTCAATGTACCAGAGGAGCAAGGAGTATTTGTAACATCTGTTGATATCTTCTTTGGTTCTAAGGATGATACGATTCCAGTCGAACTTCAAATTAGAGAAGTATCTTCAGGAATTCCAGGAGGTCCAGATAAAATTGTTGGATCTCTTTCGAAAGTGTTGAACCCAAGTGAGATTGGTATAAGTGCTGATGGATCTGTTGCCACTAACTTCAAGTTTGATAATTTGACTAGATTAGAGGGTGGAAGAGAATATGCAGTTGTTCTCATCTCAGATTGCGATTCCTATAATGTTTGGGTATCTAGAGTAGGACAGGTTGAAATTTCAACTGCCTCATTACCAGAGATACAAAAAATTATTATTGGTAAGCAACCTTCTCTCGGTTCAATATTTAAATCTCAAAATGGTTCTACTTGGACTCCAACTCAAGAGGAAGATTTGAAATTTACATTAAACCGTGCAGAATTCTCTAACACTGGTGGAACTGCATTCCTTACAAATGCAGTATTATCCGCAAAATCATTACAAAATAAACTTCCCACAAATCCACTTGCAGCATTATCATCATCTGCAGATTCTCCATATAATGATGGTCGTCATATCTTGGTCTATCATCCAAACCACGGAATGTATTCTGAAAATAATAAAGTAACTATTTCTGGCATTGATCCCGATGGACTGCCAGTGAAATTGACATCTCAACTTGATAAAGACTCAAGTGGTCCAATTGATCTCTCTTCAATTTCTGGATTTAATGTTTTTGGCGATATTCCAGTTGAAGCAGCTAACCCAGGATATATTAAAATTAATGATGAGATTATTTCTTATGAGGAAGCAACAGGAGGACAATTAATTAACATTACTAGAGGACTATTAGGAACAGTAGCAGCAAATCATCCTTTAAATTCAAAAGTCTATAAGTATGAGTTTAATGGAATTGATTTGAGAGAAATTAATACTACATTTGATAGCATTATTGATCCAACTATTGACAGTTACTACGTTCAAATTTCGAATTCTGGACCAGTTTTTGAATCTACTAAATTTGGTGGAGGAAGCAATGCTTATGCCACAAAGAATATCCAATTTAGTATGCTTGAGTTTTCAGAAGATTTTGTCATTAAGTATGAGGCAACATCAGTATCTTCTTCAGTAAGAACAGTATCTTCAACCAGTGTGTCTAGTTTGCCTGGAACAGAAGTTTCATTTGCCGATCAAGGATTTGATGCAGTTTCTATCACTGGAGTGAATGAATTCAAAACACCTAGAATGGTTTGCTCTAGAGTAAATGAATTGGAATATCTACCATCATCACAATTTACTGATAGAAAATCTTTCACAGTTCAATTGAATTTAGATACTTCAAACACATACCTATCACCAATTATTAATCTAGATTCTGCTTCGGCATTTGCTGAAAATTATAGAATTAATAAAGGGGTTGCAGATTATAAAATTGATTCTAGAATCAATTCAAATGTAAATGATCCAAATGCATTTATTTACATTTCCAAGAGAATTAATCTCACAGAGTCTGCTACATCATTGAAAGTTCTCCACTCTGCCTATAGAAATGTTGATTCTGATATTAGAATTCTTTATAAGATTTTTGATGATAAGTCACCAGATAACGATCAAATTTGGAGATTGTTCCCAGGATATAATAATCTAGATATTAATGGAAATATAATTAATTTTGAAGATAATAATGGAAGACCTGATGAATTTGTTCCCGAAAGTTTAAAGGATGAGTATCGTGATTATACATATAGTATTGATAACTTGCCAGAATTTACTTCATTCTCAATTAAAATAGTTGGAACATCAAGAAATCAATCCTATTCACCAATATTAAAAGACTTGAGAGTGATAGCACTTAAATGATAAAAAAATATGCTAAAGTTGATGGGTATCCAAATCTAATCAGAGATTTGGATACTAATGCAATAATTAATACAGATTCTGTAGAATCTGTCAATTATGATCGAAATAGAAGACTAAGGCAAAAAAAGGATAGTGAATTCAATAAGATCAAATCCGACATAGTCGAATTGAAGTCTTCAGTTGAAGAGATTAAAAATTTACTTAAGGAGATTATTGATGGAAAGTGATTCCGTACAATTAACTAGTATTTCAAAGTTATTTGAATATGAAAAAATATCTAGGGAAATTGAAAATTGTAATGATATAAATGAATTGAAAAATATCTCCAAGTGTTATGTTAAATTATATTTTGCATTAGAAGAGATGATTCAGAATTTAAATCTAATGCCAACGGAATAAATAACTAAAAAGTGTTTGAATAATGGCAAAACCTGCATCAAGACAAGGATTAATCGATTATTGCTTAAGAAAACTTGGTGCTCCTGTATTGGAAATTAATATTGCAGAAGAGCAACTTGATGATTTAGTTGATGATGCTCTGCAATATTTCCAGGAGAGGCATTTTGATGGTGTTGAAAAAATGTTTCTCAAGTATAAATTAACTCAAGAAGATAAGGATAGAGGTCGTGCTAGAGGTGGAGAAACATCTGCTGGTATAGTTACTACATTCGGGACTTCTGGAATTGGCACATTTGGTTGGGAAGAAAATAGTAATTATATTCCAGTTCCAGAAACTATAATCGGAGTGGAGAGGGTATTTAAACTTGACAATAGAACAATTTCATCAAACCTTTTTAATGTAAATTATCAATTGTTCTTAAACGATATTTACTGGTTTAGTTCAACAGAACTGTTAAACTATTATGTCACAAAAAGATATCTTGAAGATATTGATTGGATAGTCAATCCAGAAAGAAGAATTAGATTTAATAAAAGGCAAGATAGGTTATATTTGGATACAAGTTGGGATACTCTACAAGTAGATGATTATCTACTGATAGAATGTTATAGAATTTTAGACCCAAATGATTACACTAAAGTGTGGAATGATTCATTCCTTAAGTTATATCTCACAGCATTAATTAAGAGGCAGTGGGGACAAAATCTAATTAAATTCCAAGGAGTAAAACTTCCTGGTGGAGTTGAGTTGAATGGAAGACAAATTTATGATGACGCATTGAAGGATCTTCAGGATATCCAAGATCGTATGATGCTAGAATTTGAATTACCTCCTATGGATTTAATCGGATAATATGTTAAATTCATTTTTCCTACAAGGATCCAACTCCGAGCAAGATCTCGTTCAGGATCTAATTAACGAGCAATTAAAAATTTATGGGGTAGATGTTTATTATCTGCCCCGACAAATTTTTTCGGAAGGAAAAGTAATCAGAGATGTAATTTATTCCAAATTCAAAAATGCCTTTCCAATAGAGGCATACGTTATGAATTATGAAGGATTTGATGCAAATAGTGTTTTGATGAGTAAATTTGGAGTTAAAGTTACTGATGAAATGTCTCTGATAATTTCCAAAGAAAGATTTGAACTTTATATATCAGAGTTGATGAAGAATATAGAAAATGTAAAGAGTTCTTTAAGACCAAATGAAGGAGACTTAATTTATGTTCCATTAAGTGATAGTTTAATGGAAATTAAGTATGTCGAAAATAGAAAACCATTCTACCAACTTCAAAAGAACTATGTTTATGAATTGAGGTGTGAAGTTTATGAAATTGAAGACGATGAAATAGATACTGGTCTTAATGACATAGATTTAAAATTGAAGGATCTTGGATATACTTCAGTATTAACTTTATCTGCAATTGGATCTACTGCTACAGCATATACTTCCGTTTTAAATGGAGGAATTCGAAAAATAGATGTTATTGAGGGTGGATATGGATATACTTCATCCCCAACTATCATAATTGAGGAACCAGAAACTGGAATTCAAGCACAAGTAGTTGGAATAGTAACAGAAAAGAGAAGTTTCTTAACAAAGAAAAGTTTAGATAAAATTTATATCACAAATCCTGGATCTGGATATACATCAACTGACTTGCCATCAATATCTTTCTTTGGGGGAAGTGGAACTGGAATAAAAGTAGTACCTACAATATCCGATTATGGTAATATTGGAATAGTTACGATTACTTATCCAGGTTCAGGATATACTTCAGCACCTACAGTTACATTTTCACCTCCACCAGCAGCTGCCTCTGCTACTGCCACAGTAGATACGTTAGTTGAAGATAACTTTTCATATCCAATGAGTTTTGATTCAATAGAAGTCAAATTTGATTCCACCGAAATTACTTTTGATACTGAATTATAAATATTTTTAAAGGTATCCTCAAATAGATGGCAAAGCAAAATATAAACATAGGATCATCTGCAAATGATAGAAGTGGAGATTCTCTTAGATCTGGTGCATCTAAGATTAATCAAAATTTCAATGAGATTTATTCAACTTTTGGGGATGGCAATAGTCTAAACCAAGTATCTATACAAGGAGTTCAGGGAACTAGAGGTTCTCAAGGAATTCAAGGAACAATCGGTCAAGGAGTTCAAGGAATTCAAGGTCCTGCTGGATCTGGTGAAGGTGGAGGTTCTCAAGGAGTTCAGGGAATTCAAGGTCCTGCTGGATCTGGTGGTGGAGGGGGAGGAGGAGAATCATACTGGCAACAAACAGCAGCGGGTATTCATACACTTTCTAATGTTGGTATTGGAACTACAAATCCAACAAGTGCTCTTACAGTTAGTGGGAGTTTAAGTGTTTCTGGCATTTCCACATTAAGTTCAAATGTATCAATAGGTGGAACTGTCTCTGTTAATGGTGGAGTAAAACTTGTAACAAATAATGCGACAATTGTAGGAACATCAGGAACAGTAGGAGAAATTAAGAGAATTGGTGGAGCACCATTCTTCTATGATGGAAGTGCTTGGAGAGAATTTGTTCTTTCTTCAGGTACTCCAGTTTCTGTTCCTGCAGATACTGAATGGGATAGTGTTGTTTTCAGAGCAACTTTTGATGATAATTATACTGATGCAAAGTTTGGAGCAACTCCAGTTTATGTAAGTGCTGGTTCTAGTATTGTAGGTGCTGCAGTTACAATTGGAACTGGTGCTTATAGAAATGATGGTTCTATTGGTGCTGGTATTTCTTATGCTTATAGGTCAGAATATGATTTTACAGGTTCTTGGACTATTGAGTTTTGGATATATGTGGATTCTGGTCCTGTTTATTATAATCCAACATCTCCAGTATCTTTAGTTTCTATGCATTCAACTACTGGTATTGGTACTAGTGGAAATTGGTCTCTTGCTATGTGGAGGGATTTATCTAGTAATACACGAATTAATTGGTTTAACCAAAATGGTGTTGGAGCTGAATTATATATTCAAGCAGGTTCTGTTTGGGACAATTCATTTGTAGATAAATGGAATCATTTTGCACTTGTTAGGCAAGGTAATAATGGATCTCTACATTTTTATATTAATGGTACTGAAACTTCTAGTACTATAGGTAATACTACAATTGATAATGATATACTCAATATAAGTACTAATGGATTAAATGTTGGAGGTGCTACTACTTTTACAGTTGGAAATTTAACTTTTAATTCAAATTCATCTGCTGATGTAATAATTGATGATATGAGAATTTCCTGTGGTGTTGGAACTGCAGGTCAAAGATATACATCTATTGGAATTAGTACTTATGCAACATTCACTCCTCCAACTACTGCACTTCCAACTACTGGAACACTTTCATCTTATGTTCAACCACCAGGAGACAAGTATGGTGAGATTACTTTAGGTGGTTCACCAACCTGGAGAGGAACTTCTGGAGTTACTGTTTCTCAACAATCTAGTGGAAACTATCGTGTAAGTTTTGCAAGTACTTATACTAATAAAAATGATTATTATGTCCTATCTCAAGGTATGGATCAAGGATTTGCTTCTTATGTTGGTATTGCTAGATCTACAACTCACGTAGATTTATCAGTCAATAGACAGAGTAATGATGCTGCAGTTGATACTGGATCCCTTGCAGTTCAGATTAAAAATCATATTTGATGATTGTATTAGTGAGTAATAAATAAAATATAAACACATTAACACTATGAGGACAGTTCCTGGATCAGGTGCCATATTGTCACCAACATTTAATAGTGAATATGGAGTATCCTCAATAGATGTTATTGATGGGGGATCTGGATATGCAACTACAGATCCTCCAAAAATAACAATAAACAATACTCAATCTCCAATAGAAGGGGGAATATTTTATCCAATTATTGAAAGTGGAGAAATAAGTTCTATTGTTATAATTGACCCAGGGGTAGGTTATTATCCAATATCCTCAAGTGTAACTGCCACTGGAATTGCATTTTTAAATTCATCTGGATCAGTTTCGGATATTAAAATTACCAATGCAGGTTACGGTTACACACAACCTCCGACAATTACAATTTCTGGAGGTTCCACAGTTTCTAGTGGAAACTTTATCTTTGGTGAGAATGTAACATCTTCAATTACTAACATAACTGGAATAGTTCAAAATTGGGATCCGACTACAAGAGAATTAAAAATATCAGGAATTGGATCAGATTTTGTAGTTGGTGAAATTATTACAGGAGAAACATCAAATTCCACATATATTATTTCTAATTATCAATCTCCAACATCTTCTACTAAATATGATGATAATGAAAATATAGAGAACGAAGCAGACCAAATCATAGATTTCAGTGAATCCAATCCATTTGGAGACGTGTAATTTATTAAATAGTATAGTTAAGGGAATTTTAAAATGCTTGGAGATTATTTTTATAATAAATGTATCCACAAAACAGTAGTTGCTTTTGGAACTTTATTTAATAATATAAAGATACAGCATAACGATGCTAATGATAATTCTTTATCAACTTTTAAAGTTCCATTAGCATATGGACCAATACAAAAGTTTTTAGCTAGAGTAGAACAATCTCCAGATGGGAATAGGAGAGTTGCAACTACTCTTCCTAGAATGTCATTTGAAATGATTTCCCTTGAATATGCCTCTGCAAGAAAATCATCAACAATTCAAACTTTCAAAGGAACTAGTTCTGTAGATGGAAAGGAAATAAAAAATATTTACGTTCCAGTTCCTTATGATATTGGGTTTGAATTGACTATCGTTTCAAAAATACAAGATGATTGCCTTCAGATTATAGAACAAATTATACCATTCTTCCAACCATCATTTAATTTGAGTGTTAATTTGATCTCCGAAATAAACGAAGTCAAGGATATTCCTGTTATATTAAATAGAATTAATTTTAGAGATACTTATGAAGAAGATTTTAATCAGAGAAGACTAATTTATTATACATTAAGTTTCACAGCAAAAACTTATATCTTCAATCAAATACCAGATGATTCTACTGGATTAATTAAGAAAGTTCAAGTTGATTATGCTACAGATGCAATAAAGAATGCCAAGAGAGAGATGAGATATACCGTAACTCCAAAGGCACTTCAAGATTATAATGATGATGGAGTTATTAACTCACTCGATGATCCTCTAATTGAATATGGAGACGATTTTGGTTTCAATAGTCAATTAGAAAATTTTGGAGACTTCAAAGAATTTAGTACTTCACTAGGAACTGATGTTGATGCGTAATTATGAAAGAAAATAAATTCAATTCTATAGAACAATCACTTAATATCGAAACTAGTTTGGCTCCCGTCGAACCAGTTGAGGTATCTTCTGTAGAAGTTCCAGATGATCCAAGAAAAGATTATGAATATACTAGAGCAAATTTATATAATTTGATAGAAAAGGGTCAGGAAGCAATTAATGGTATTTTGGAGGTAGCACAAAGTTCAGATCATCCTAGAGCATATGAAGTTGCTGGACAACTAATTAAGTCTGTTGGAGATGTGAGTGACAAATTGTTAGATCTTCAGAAGAAAATGAAAGATCTTGATGCGCCAGTGAAGGGAAGTCCAACTACAGTAAATAATGCTTTGTTCGTAGGATCGACAGCAGAGTTATCAAAACTTATAAAACAAGGACTTCTAAATAATATCGAAGAGTAGTATTTACTATGAAAGATCCCAAGGGTCCAACCAGACCATATAAAACTGCAGAAGAAATTGCCAAGAAGCATAATGTTTCATTGGATTATATCAATAAGCAAGTTGAACTTGGAACTGAAGTTGAGTTCGAGCATACTACTAGTAAGAAAAATGCAGAAATAACTGCTCTACAGCATTTAGAGGAACTTCCAGATTATTACAGTAGATTAAAAAAGATGGAAAAAAAGAAATCTTCAGTCAAAGAATCTTTAGATAATAATAGAGAACTTCTTGCTGGAAAAAGATATTGCTTATTATGCAACAAGCACGAGACAGAATCAGAGTGCTCTTGGGGTCCTAATATGTGGAAAAAGTATAGCATTGCTTCCATTCATCCAACAAATGAATCTGCAATTTATGAAGATCATAAAGAGATTGCAAGTGGAAAGAAGAAAGATGAAGAAGGATATATGGCAAGAATTGAATTTGATCAAATTGAAAGGTCAATTAATATTTTAAGAAAATTAGTTAAGAAGGGAGATCAGCAATTACCTGCTTGGGTACAATCAAAAATCACTAGAGCAGCAGACTTTATTGATACTGCAGCAGAATATATTTCTAGTGACGAAGATGTATCTGAAGGAAAAACATATTCTCAATTTATGACTGAAGTTGCTGCTTGGCAGAGAAAGGAAGGAAAAAATCCTGAGGGTGGACTTAATGAAAAGGGGAGAAGATCTTATGAAGATGAAAATCCTGGAAGTGATCTCAAACCACCTCAACCCGAAGGTGGACCACGTAAAAGATCTTTCTGTGCTCGTATGGGAGGAATGCCTGGTCCTATGAAAGATGAAAAAGGTAGACCTACTAGAAAAGCACTAGCACTTAGAAAATGGCACTGTGGAAAAAAATAAATTATGTCTAGTCAGAATGTATATCTTGGAAACCCTTTACTAAAAAAGGCAAATACTCCAATTGAATTTAGTGAAGATCAGATTTTAGAATTTGTTAAGTGTAAGAATGATCCCGTATATTTTGCCAAAAACTATATTAAAATTGTTACCCTAGACCACGGATTACAACAGTTTAAACCATATAATTTTCAGGAAAATTTAATCAATAATTTCCATAATAATAGATTTAACATTTGTAAGATGCCTAGACAGACAGGCAAATCTACAACTGTTGTGTCATACTTACTTCATTATGCTCTTTTTAATGACAACGTAAACATTGCTATCCTAGCAAACAAGGCATCTACTGCTAGAGATTTGCTATCTAGGTTACAGACTGCCTATGAGAACCTTCCAAAGTGGTTACAGCAAGGAATTCTTGCCTGGAACAGGGGTTCTATGGAACTAGAGAATGGTTCTAAAATTCTTGCAGCATCAACATCAGCGTCTGCTGTTCGAGGTGGTTCTTATAATATCATTTTCTTGGACGAATTTGCGTTCGTTCAAAATCACTTAGCAGATGATTTCTTTGCGTCTGTTTATCCTACAATTTCTTCAGGTCAATCTACCAAAGTTATAATTGTTTCTACCCCCCACGGTATGAATCACTTTTATAGACTTTGGCACGATGCTGAACGTGGTAAGAATGAGTACGTTCCAACTGAAGTTCATTGGTCGGAGGTTCCTGGACGAGATTCAAATTGGAAAGCACAAACAATTGCGAACACATCAGAACAGCAATTTAAAATTGAGTTTGAGTGCGAATTTTTAGGATCGGTAGATACTTTGATTGCCCCAAGCAAATTGAAGAGTTTGGTATATGATTCTCCAATTAAAAGAAATAAGGGATTAGATATATATTTTGAATCGGAAAAAACTAGAGATTATGTAATTACGGTAGACGTTGCCAGAGGTGTTGGTAATGATTATTCTGCCTTCGTTGTGTTTGATATAACATCGTTTCCGCATAAAATAGTAGCAAAATACAGGAACAATGAAATCAAACCAATGCTATTCCCAAGCATCATTCACGAGGTTGCTAAAGCGTACAATAGTGCTTTTGTCCTTTGCGAGGTCAATGATGTCGGAGACCAAGTAGCTTCTATTTTAAATTATGATCTAGAATATCAAAATGTTTTGATGTGCTCGATGAGAGGTAGAGCAGGTCAAATAGTAGGACAAGGTTTTTCTGGAAAGAAAACTCAATTAGGTCTTAAGATGTCTAAGACTGTGAAGAAGGTCGGTTGTATGAACCTCAAGACTATGATTGAGGAAGACAAACTAATCTTCAATGACTATGAGATCATCAGTGAACTAACTACATTCATTCAGAAACACAACTCATTTGAGGCAGAAGACGGTTGTAATGATGATTTGGCAATGTGCCTAGTGATCTATGCTTGGTTGGTCGCACAGGACTATTTCAAAGAACTTACCGATCAAGATGTTAGGAAGAGATTATACGAAGAACAGAAGGAGCAAATAGATCAGGATATGGCACCGTTTGGATTTATCTTGACTGGAATTGATGATGATAATCAATTTACAGATGCTGATGGGGATTTGTGGAAGGTTGATGAGTATGGAGACAGATCGTTTATGTGGGAATATAGGTAAAAGGGGAAATTTATAAATACTTTTAGATAAAAAATGAAGCAGTTAGAGGAGTCAAAATGGCTTTAAGCTTATCATCTCCAGGTATTACAATTAGAGAAGTAGATTTAACTAGAGGTTCAGTTAATGCAACTTCTCCTTTAGCAGCTGGAATTGCAGCACCTTTTGAAAGAGGTCCAGTAGAAGAAGTTGTAACAATTAGATCTGAGAACGATTTAGTAAATGTCTTTGGATCACCATCAAAGAACGATTATCATTACGAATATTGGTACTCAGCATCAAATTTCCTTTCATACGGTGGAAGTCTAAAGGTAGTTAGAGCAGATTCTGACAACCTTAAGAACTCTAATGCCGCAGTTGGTGCTGCTTCAACTAGCACAAAGATCAAAAACTTCGAAGATTATCAGAACGCAATTTCATTCAATTCATATTGGATTTCAAAAAACCCAGGATATTGGGCTGATGGGATCAAAGTATGTGTAATTGATAATTTTGCCGATCAAACTTTCTCTGGAATTAGCACTGCATCAATTACAGTTGGTGCTGGAATTACACAAGCAATTACTGGAGGACACCTGAAGGGTATCGTTTCTGGAATTGGAAACTCTGAGTTCTACGTTAAAGTAACAAATAAAGTTATTGGTGGAGTTGAGACCGATCAGGAATATACTGAAAGGGGAACTTATGCCTTCGGCACTACAAATCCAATCTATATCAATGGATCAATTGGAGTTGGAATTACTGCTGTAACACTCACTCGTGCAGGTTTAAGTACATTCTCTGCTGCATCTGTTGGATCAGGTCAAACTTTAACTACATTAAACGTAGTAGGAACAACAACTGTCGATATGGCAGGATCTGAAGTTTTTGCTTCTGGTAATAGCATACTATACGTCCAGAGCAGCACTGGAATTACTGCTTCCAGCTTCTTATTAATTGATAATGAGATAGTTGATGTAACTAATGTTTCTGGTACTGAACTTACTGTAACAAGAGGTTCATTTGGAACAGTAGCAGCAAATCATAATGACGGATCTACCATCAAGATTTTAACATCTCTACCCGCAAACGTAACTGCTTCTGCAGGCATTTCTAGCACTGCGACAAGTTTACAGTTAAACTCACTTGGCAGTGTAAGTGCTGGAGATTATTTAATCAACCCAGCAAGTAATGAGATAATGTCTGTCACTGGAGTTTCTAACTCCGGAACAATTCAACCATCTACAGTGTCTGATTGGTACAATCAGCAGTATGTTTTAAATACTGCAAATGGTGATAGACAGACAATTCTCTGGAAGTCAATTGCTTCTAAGCCAAGGACAAATCAATATGTAACCTCTAGGGGAGGAAGCAACGATGCTATGCACGTTGCCATTATTGATAACACAAGAGCATCTAACTTTGCAGGAAATCCACAGCAAATTTTAGAAATCTTCAGAAACTTATCAAAAGCAACTGATGCTGAAGTTAGTCCCTCAGAAAAGATTTACTATAAGGATTACCTTGCACTGAACTCCAGATATGTTTATGCAGGTTCTGTAATGGGAACTGATGCTTATTGGGGAGTTTCTGAAGTTGCTTCCAATTTCTCTTCAGGATTTACTCCAGTTTCCACAGGAGTAAATGGATGGGGACAAGAATCTAATGAGGTTCATTTCAACTCTGTCGGAAATGTTTCCTTCACCATAACAGGTGGTAAAGATTATAGTGGTGAATCAAACATTGGAGGTTTCTCTGCTTCATTAAGTGACATCACAGATGCCCTAGATAAACTCTCCAACCCAACTGAAGTAGAACTAAACTTCCTCCTCCAGGGAAGTGCTTCAGGTTCTGTAGAAACAGAACAAGCAAAGGCAAATTATTTAATCTCACTTGCAGAAAATAGAAAGGATTGCCTGGCATTTATTTCTCCCTACAGATCAGCAACTGTAAATGTTGCGATTGAATCCAATAAACTGAATAATGTTCTTTCGTTCTTCACTCCATTATCATCATCCTCATACGCAGTATTTGATTCTGGATATCAATACATCTATGACAGATTTAACAAGCAATATGTTTATATTCCTTGTTCTGCAGATGTTGCTGGACTTTGTGTAAGAACTGATATTAATCAGTTCCCTTGGTACTCACCAGCAGGAAAGGTTAGAGGAACCTTCAAGAACACTATTAAACTTTCCTACAACCCAGATCAAGATGATCGTGATGAACTCTATTCAAACAGAGTAAATCCAGTAATCACCTATCCTGGTTCGGGAACAATTCTCTTCGGAGATAAAACTGCCCTTGGATACCCTTCAGCATTCGATAGAATTAACGTTCGTAGATTATTCATCACAATCGAACAAGCAATTAGAGGTGCCGCAGACGATCAACTGTTCGAATTCAACGATGCCTCAACGAGAGCAAACTTCATCAATATCGTTGAACCATATTTGAGAGACGTTCAAGCAAAGCGTGGAATTACTGATTTCTTACTTGTTTGTGACGAAACTAACAATACCCCTGCAGTAATTGACAGAAATGAGTTTATTGCAGATATATATGTAAAACCTGCCCGTTCTATCAACTTTATTGGTCTGACATTTGTTGCGACTAGAACTGGTGTTTCGTTTGAAACTGTCGTCGGAACCGTTTAATTTAAAGGAGAAGAACAATGCCATCATTTTCAGATAGAACTATTGATAGATTTAAAAAACAATTAACTGGTGGAGGTGCTCGCAGTAACTTATTTGAGGTAAGTTTTGGTGATTCATTTGATTCTGGAAAATTTGATTTTCCAGGAGATATTGGATCTGTAGAGGCATCTCACAACATGTTAATTAAAACTGCGGGACTTCCAGCCTCTACTATCTCAGAAATTCCAGTTCCATTTAGAGGAAGAACTCTAAAAATTGCTGGAGACAGAACATTTGACGTTTGGTCAATTACAGTTATCAATGATACTGATTTCAAATGGAGAAATATTTTTGAAAGATGGATGAATTATATTGTTAAAGTTTCTGATGGAAGTGGTTCCATTAATCCTAATGACTATCAAGTAAATGCAATAGTATCTCAACTTTCTAGAGGTCCAGGTTCTGCATTATCTACAGCAGGAAATACTAATAGCACTAAAATTGAATCTTTAAGATCATATAAACTGTGTGGATTATTCCCAACTAATGTATCTCAAATTGAGCTTTCTTACAATAATGAAAATGAAATTGAAGAATTCACCGTAGATCTTCAAGTTCAGTGGTGGGAAGCATATGATGGAACTAACTCCGGACAAGTAATCTAAATAGTAGTAAGATTTAATTTTATAATATGACAAGATTATTTGGATTCTCGATAGAGGACGATAATAAATTACCAAAGAATGCAGTCTCCCCCGTCCCCAAAAATAATGAGGACGGGGCAGATTATTATTTGACTAGTGGTTTTTATGGTCAATATGTAGATATTGAAGGTGTATTCAGAAATGAATACGATTTAATTAAGAGATACCGTGAGATGGCACTTCACCCAGAGTGTGATAGTGCTATCGAGAACGTTGTGAATGAAGCAATTGTAAGTGATCTAAATGATTCCCCTGTTGAAATTGAGCTCAGCAATCTAAATGCTAGTGATGGCCTCAAAAAAATTATTAGAGAAGAGTTTAAGTATATTAAGGATTTACTAGACTTTGATAAGAAGTCTCACGAAATATTCAAGAATTGGTACGTTGACGGAAGATTATTATATCACAAAGTAATTGATCTGCAGAAACCTCACGAAGGAATTCAAGATTTACGATACATTGATGCACTTAAAACAAGATTTATCAGGCAGCAAAAGAAAGATAAATCTCAAATGAATTTGGGTGGGAATTACCTCAATAATATTGATCCGAGCAATCCCAAATCATTCCAAGAACCAGAAATCGACGAGTATTTTATATACTATCCACAGGGAACTATTCAGAAAGTAGGTTCTACTAATAGAGGTATTAAGATCGCAAAGGATTCGATTACCTATGTAACATCTGGTCTTGTTGATAGGAACAGGCAACTTACTCTATCCTATCTTCATAAAGCAATTAAGTCACTCAATCAATTACGAATGATTGAGGATGCTCTTGTAATCTATAGACTATCTCGTGCTCCAGAACGTAGAATTTTCTACATTGATGTGGGCAATCTTCCTAAGGTAAAGGCAGAGCAATATCTTCGTGATGTTATGAACAGGTATAGAAATAAACTTGTTTATGATGCTAACACTGGTGAAATGCGTGATGACAAGAAGTTTATGTCTATGATGGAAGACTTCTGGTTGCCTCGTAGAGAAGGTGGAAGAGGAACTGAAATCACCACACTTCCTGGAGGTCAAAACCTAGGGGAACTCACAGATGTTCAATATTTCCAAAAGAAACTCTTCAGAGCATTAAATGTTCCGGAATCAAGAACTGCCTCTGATGGTGGGTTCAATTTAGGTAGATCTTCAGAGATCCTACGTGATGAATTAATGTTTGGTAAGTTTGTAGGAAGATTGAGAAAGAGATTTAGTAATCTGTTTCACGATCTCCTTAAGACACAATTAATTCTAAAGAATATCGTAACTCCAGAAGATTGGGAGTTGATGAGTGATCATATTCAATATGATTACTTATATGACGGACATTTTTCTGAATTGAAAGATACAGAATTGATGAACGAAAGATTGAACTTGATGGTAGCAATTCAACCATATATCGGAACATATTACTCCCAAGATTATGTCAGACGTAAGATACTTCGTCAAACCGACCAAGAGATCGTAGATGAAAATGAACTGATGAAGAAGGAAATTGACGAAGGATTGTACCCAGATCCAAAACTTGCTCCTCCTATTGGTCCAGATGGGCAACCAATGATCCCTGGTTCAGATGGGCAAATGCTGGGACAAGTTCCTATGGAACCTCAAGTATCTGCAGACAAGGATATGAAGATAAATGCCAAGGCAGCAGAGATATAAATAAATTATACATTTGAGGTCATTTATGGAATCTAGTCAGGAATTGATGGATATTATTTTATCCGATAATTCGTCAGAAGAAATTTCAGATAAGATAAAAGAAATTCTATTCACGAAATCTAGTGAGAATATTGATAGTGTAACCCCATACATTGCTCAATCATTATTCGGAACACAAGTAGAAGAGGAGTGATAAGTGGAAGAAATCAATGTCGAACTACTTGATTTTTTCAAAGCAGTAAAATCGGAAAAAAAGGAAAAGAAAGATAAGATAGATTCTATCATCGGGAATTCCTTTTTTGAAGATTTTGTAAAGCCATTATCGGAAGAAGTTAAAGCAAAAGAAACTAAAATTGCTCCAAAAAAATCCAAAAAACCAATTCAAGTAAAGGAAGAAGTTAAAGAGGATTTAATTGAAAAGTCTTTAGGACTTCTTTCAGAACCTTCAAATACTAAACAACAAAAAGATCCACTTACTCCATTAGACCAAAAGTTCGCAACACTTGATGATTTACAAAAACATTACAGTACTTTCCTTTCTCGTATTCAACAACAACTCTCCACATTAGGTGGAGGTGGAGAAACCAGATTAAGATACTTAGATGATATTGTAGGTATTGCAACTAATTCTGGTGCTTATAATAATAAATTTTTACAGTGGAATTCTATAACAAATAAAGCAGAGTTTGTTGACCCAAATGATGTTGGTGGAACAACAATAGTCAATATTAGTGGAACTACTAACTACTATCAGGCATCAAATGTTGATGATTATATTGGAGTGAGTGCTGATGTTCCAGTAACAATTGTATTGCCACAAATTCCTTCCTATGGTAAGAAGTTAATTGTAAAAGACGAAGGTAATAAAATTGCTACATACAATATAACAGTCCAGGCAGGTGCTGGAACAAGTGTAGAGAATGATAGTTCAGTTATTATGACTACCAATCATCAAAGTTTTACTTATTTTTACAATGGAAACAATTGGTTCTTAATCTAATATGTCTTATAATCCCCTTCCACAACCAGCAACTTCTGTAGTTCTTACAGGTGCAGGAACATCAGTAGTAACATTTGATAATCCATTTCCAGTATCTCTTGGAAGTTCTAGTATTACTATTAATGGTGATATTACTATTCCAGGTATTGTAACAGTTACAAGTACACCAGAAAATCCAATCCATTCTCATTTAGTTGAAGTTGGAACTAGTGGAACATTAACAACACCATATCTTCCAGTTGGTATTTCAACATTACTGAATACTGTAGGTATTGGAACCACAGGGCAAGTATCAATCAACCTCAATAATTCACCAGTTAGCACTACAAATCCATTTCCTGTTACTGGATCAGTTGATATTGAATTACCACCAACAGCAACTGATGCATTTGGTAGACAAAGAATGTCTACCCCACTCACACTTTTTGATAGTTCTCACAGATATAGAGACAATAATCTTTGGAGTGGTTTAGTTGTTGGTACTGGTTCAACAGTTGGATTTTCGACAGCACAAGGTTTGATTAATATGACTGTTGGTGTTGGAAGCACCGCATCAATCATCAGAGAAACTACAAAAGTATTCTCTTATCAACCAGGAAAATCATTACAGGTATTGAATACATTTGTAATGAACCCAGCAAAAGCAAATCTTCGTCAAAGAGTAGGATACTTTGGTGCAGATAATGGAATGTATCTAGAACTTGATGGAAGTAATTTATATTTTGTAGAAAGAACATATGTTCCAGGAATTACAACAGAAACAAGAGTATCACAAGCAAGTTGGAATGTTGATACGATGCTTGGTCCTGGGCATCTCAATCCATCTGGTGTCACATTAGATATTTCCAAAGCACAAATTATGTGGATGGATATTGAATGGTTGGGACTTGGAACGGTAAGACTAGGATTTGTAGTTGATGGTAAGTTTATTCACTGCCACTCATTCCATCACGCAAATCTTATCAATACAACTTATATCACAACAGCATCATTACCTTTGAGATATGAGATTGCAAATACTGGAATTACAACGAGTGCGAGCACATTAAAACAAGTTTGTTCCACTGTAATTTCAGAGGGTGGTTATGAACTTCGTGGATTGCAACAAGCAATAGGAACACCAGTTCAAACACCAGTTGATTTAACAACGGCAGGAACATATTATACAGTCGCATCAATTCGTCTTAAAGCAATACCAAATAGATTAGATGCAATCGTAATTCTAACTGCACTTTCTATTTTAGGTATTACAAACAATGCAACTTATAATTGGCAAGTAAGAGCAAGTGGAACATCTAATGGTGGAACTTGGTCTGATGCTGGTCTCGATAGTGCTGTTGAATATAAGATTGGTGGAGGAACTTATACTGGTGGAAGAATACTAGCATCTGGATATACATATGGTTCCAATCAAGGTTCAACATCAGTAGATATTCTCAAGGAGGCATTATTTAAGTTCCAGTTGGAAAGAGATGCACTAACTGGGACACCCTATGAACTTTCTATCGTATGTGCCTCTGATGCTAATGGTGCAGATATTCACGCATCTATGGACTGGGAAGAAATTAGTAGGTAATTTAGGATTTACTAAATACTTAATATTGTCAAATTATAAGAATGTCATACAAAATAGTGCAAACAATTGCACCATTAACTGGTGTCACAACTGGATCAGCATCAACTAGTGATGCCATTTCACTGAAAAGTGGTGTTTTGAGAATTTCAACTTCTGCAGCAAATGCAAATGTTGCTATTGGAACTGCGCCAACTGCAACCTCATCAGATTTTCATATTGTAACTTCTCAACCAGAAGTCCTGAAGGAAAGAGTTGCTAGACAGCAAATTTCAGGTATTACAACTGGAGCAACCACTATAGTTCTATTCGGAGAAAACTACGGAAATCCATTTGTAGTTGGGGATTATGTATCGATAGAAGGTGCAACTACATCTGGTATCAACACCTCGCACGTAGCAGTAACTGCAAAGACTGATGGGTCAATTACCATTAATCACGACTCATCTTCAGTAGTTGGAGTAATTACAGTAACAGGTGCGGTAGTTGCAAGAAGTGTAAAAGTTTCTGCCTTGGGTCAAGGTGGAACTGCGAATGTCTTTATTTCAGAAGTACAAATCTCATCCCAGGCATAAAAATGAAACTCATCACAGAAGAAATCGAATCAGTAGAAATTATTACTGAAGAAAAGAATGGTATAAAGACCCTGTATATTCAAGGTCCTTTCCTTCAAGCAGAAGTTACTAACAGAAATGGTAGAAACTATCCTCTTTCTATTATGGAGAGAGAAGTAAAAAGATATAACGATAGTTTTATTTGCAAAGGAAGAGCACTTGGTGAACTCGGTCATCCAGATGGTCCAACTGTAAATTTAGATAGAGTTTCTCATATGATTACTTCTCTTCATAGAGAGGGTAATAATTTCATTGGAAAGGCAAAACTTCTTGATACTCCAATGGGAAACATTGCAAAGTCACTTTTGGGTGAGGGAGTAACTCTTGGAGTTTCATCTAGAGGAATTGGTTCTTTAGTTGAGAAGAATGGTATTAAGTATGTGGGTGAAGATTTTATGTTGGCAACTGCTGCTGACATTGTTGCTGATCCATCTGCACCTGATGCCTTCGTTCAAGGAATTATGGAAGGAAAGGAATGGGTATGGGATGGTGGAATCCTAAAGGAAATGAATGCGGCAGAAACAAGACAGAAAATTGAAAGACTTACCAAAGCAAGAAAGTTGAGTGAGCATAATAAACTCAAACTATTAAACGACTATCTTTCAAATCTATAATTTATAAATAAATATAGAATAAATTAATTAAAGATTTTATTCGGAGAATAAAAATGAGTGTCGGTAACGATTTACAAGAAATGGAAGTATCTACTAAAAAATCTACTACTGCAGTAAACAAAGGTGCTAAGCCTGCTGAAGGAATGCCAAAAGGCACAGTTCCAGGTGAAGGTCTTAATAATTCTGTAGAAGATCTCGGAGGTCCCACTCCTCAAAATTCAAGACCAGAAGATGAGTCGAACAAACTCAAGACTCCTGCAAGAACTCTTTCCAGAGTTAGCAACGTCGTAAATAAGGGTGCCAAGGCTCCCGATCCTATGCCCGTTGCTAACAAAGGTGCTATGAGTTATGAGGAGACTGAACTTGAGGATGAAGAGTACATCTCTGAAGAAGAAGAGATTGAGACTGAAGAAGTAGAAGAGATTGCTGAAGATATTCTTTCATTAGAAGAGAAACTCGATGAGATTGTATCTGAAAGAGTAGATTACTCTGACGATATCAATGCTCTGATGGAAGGAGAGGATCTTTCCCCTGAGTTTATGAATAAGGCAGCAATCATTTTTGAAGCTGCGATTAAGCAAAAGTTAATCGCAATCGTTGAAGCATACGAAGAAGAGTATGCTCAAAGACTTGTAGAAGAAGTTACCGAAATCAGAAACGAATTGACTGAAAGAGTTGATTCTTATCTGGAATACGTTTCCGAAGAGTGGATGGTCGAGAACTCACTGCAGATTGAGACTGGTATCAGATCACAATTAGCAGAATCGTTCTTAACCAACCTCAAAGGACTTTTTGAAGATCATTATGTAGAAATCCCTGAAGAGAAATATGATGTCCTAGAAGGAATGGTCGAAAGACTAGATGAAATGGAAGAAAAACTCAACGAACAGATCGAAAGAAATGTTCAGTTAAATAGAAGACTTAGTGAGGCAGTTAGTGACACCATTTTAAATGATGTTGCTGAAGGATTAGCTTTAACTCAAAAGGAAAAGCTTGCAAGTCTTGCTGAAAGTGTTGAGTTTGAAAGTGAAGAAGACTATCGTGAGAGACTGGAGACCCTAAAGGAGTCATACTTCACAAAAATTCCAGTATCTTCATCAAAAGGAGAAATTCTTTTGGAGCAAGCAGATGAGGATTACGGTCCCCAAATGAATGCTTATTTGAAAGCACTTGGTAAATATGCCAAGTGAAATCTACATTATACTAAATATTTGTAGTTAAAAACACTTTAACAAGACTAAACAAGGAGAAAAGCAAATGTTCCTTTCAGAACAATTGCAGAATAAGTGGAAACCACTTCTTGAGGCAAACGGCCTTGATGACATCAAGGATCCTTATAGAAAAGCGGTTACTGCAGTTCTGCTCGAAAACCAAGAAAGATTTTTAAAAGAAGAGAGAGGTTTCCTCACCGAGGCTGCCCCTAACATCAACACTGACCCAGGTGCTACTGGTGCCGCCGGTTTCTCTGGTGGTGCATCTGCTCCAGTTGCAGGTTTCGATCCAGTTCTGATCTCACTGATCAGACGTTCAATGCCTAACCTGGTTGCTTATGATCTTGCTGGCGTTCAGCCAATGAATGGTCCTACTGGACTGATCTTCGCAATGAGAAGCAAGTATGTAAATCAGGACGGTACTGAAGCTCTGTACAACGAGCCTGATACTGCTTACTCAGGTCAGGACGACGGTTACAACCTGGCTCAAGGCGACTACACCGGAGGAAGTGACGGTGGTGCTTCCGTTGGTTTCGGAACCACTGGTTTCGTTGGTGGTGGTACTGCTGCTGGTACTAACCCTGCTCTTCTGAACAGTGCAGGTGCTGTTGGAACTGACTACAGAGTTGGTCAGGGTATGAGCACTCAAGCTGCTGAAGCACTTGGTGGTGCTGCTGGAGATCAGTTCAACCAGATGGCATTCAGCATCGAAAAGATTGCTGTTACTGCCAAGTCAAGAGCACTCAAGGCAGAGTACACTCTGGAACTGGCACAAGACCTTAAGGCAATCCACGGTCTGGATGCTGAGGCTGAATTAGCAAACATTCTCTCAACTGAGATTCTTGCTGAAATCAACCGTGAAGTTATCCGTACTATCTACAAGATTGCTGAAGCTGGTGCTCAAACCAACGTAGCAACTGCTGGTATCTTCGACCTCGATGTTGACTCAAACGGTCGTTGGTCCGTTGAGAAGTTCAAGGGTCTTCTTTTCCAACTGGAAAGAGATGCCAACGCAATCGCACAAAGAACTCGTAGAGGAAAGGGTAACGTTATCCTTTGTTCTGCTGACGTTGCTTCTGCTCTGACCATGGCTGGTCTGCTGGATTATACTCCTGCTCTCAATGCCAACCTGAACGTTGATGATACTGGCAATACTTTTGCTGGTGTTCTCAACGGTAAGTTCAGAGTTTATATTGACCCATTTGCTGCCAACCTTGCTGCTGAGCAGTATTACGTTGTTGGTTACAAGGGAACTAATCCTTATGATGCTGGTCTGTTCTATTGCCCTTACGTTCCTCTCCAGATGGTTCGTGCTGTTGGTCAGGACACCTTCCAGCCCAAGATTGGATTCAAGACCAGATACGGTATGGTTGCCAACCCATTCGCAGAAGGCACCAGTGCTGGTCTGGGAAGAATTCAACAGAACACAAACCGTTACTACAGAAGAGTTCAAATCAAGAACCTTATGTGAGCCATTCACAAGTTTCGGGGAGGGTCTTCGGACCCTCTTTTTTTATGCAAATAAATAGTTAAAAACACAAAATTATGACGAATAGTACTTGGAGTGGGCAACCATCAAATAAAAATTTCCTATCACCAACTGGGTTTAAGTTTAACCTGAATAAGGCACCTAAGGTTGATTTCTATTCCAATGCTGCGAACATACCAGCAATATCTTTAGGATCTGCAATCCAAACAAGGTATGGAAAAAATATTGATATCCCTGGAGATAAGATGACCTTTGGGGATTTCAATCTAAGATTTTTAGTTGATGAAAATCTAGAGAACTATTTGGAAATATGGAATTGGATGACTGGTTTAGGATTTCCTTATAGTTTAGAACAGTATGATGACCTGATGAAATCTACTAAGATTTCTAATCCAGAATCAAATAATTCAACTGAATTTTACGAACAATCAGATGCTACATTGCAAATTTTAAATAGTAATTTCAATCCAACATTTTCAGTTAAATTTACAGGGATGTATCCTACTTCATTATCATCTTTGGAATTTGACGCAACAGAAGAAAATATTAATTATTTTACAGCACAAGTTAATTTCAAATATACTTATTATAAAATTATTCCGAATTTATGATTGACCTTGAAAAAATTCAAGAGATGTGGAAAGAAGATTCTCAAATCAACATTGATGATCTTCACAACGAATCCTTAAAGGTAGCATCTCTACACTCAAAATATTATGAAATTTACAATAATGTTTCCTTATTAAGAAAAAGATCAGAACTTCAGTACAAGCAGAAGAAGTTAGAACGATACAATTACTACAACGGCAAATCTGCTCCAGAAGTTTATAAAGAAGAACCATTCCCTTACAAAGTAAGAGATAAAGAAGGTATGAATAGATATCTGGAAGCAGATCAGAAACTATCAGATATTTTTATGAAAATTGAATATTATGATATAATATTAAAATATTTGGAGGAAATTATAAAAATGATTTCCAACAGAACTTATCAAATTAAAAATTCAATTGACTTCTTAAGATTCCAATCGGGAATGTAATATGGCAGATCTTATTATATCCAAGAAAAATGAAATATATTTAAAAGTAGAATGCGAACCTCATATCAAATACGAACTGAGTGATCAATTTACTTTTGATGTTCCTGGGGCAAAGTTTATGCCTCAATTCAGGAGCAAGCATTGGGATGGAAAAATTAGATTATTCAACGTTCAAACTGGAGAGATCTATGTTGGTCTATTGGATAAACTAATTACTTTTTGCGATAATCATAACTATAAGTTTGAGTTCAAAGAAAACAAATATTATGGATTTCCTGGAGAAGTAGATTCTACTATTTCTATGGAGGGAGTGAAAGATTATATGAAAAGTATATGCTCTCACGAACCAAGAGATTATCAAATACAAGGAGTTTATGATGCATTAAAATATAAAAGAAAGTTAATTCTTTCTCCAACTGCATCTGGAAAATCTTTAATGATTTACTCTGTGGTTAGATATTTTGTCGAGAAAGGAAAGAACATACTCCTCATAGTCCCTACCACATCACTCGTAGAACAGATGTATAAGGACTTTGAAGACTATGGATGGAACTCTGAGGCATATTGCCACAAAATCTATGGTGGAATGTCTAGAGAGGCAGAAAAACCAGTTACAATATCCACTTGGCAATCAATATACAAATTAGATAAATCTTATTTCCAAAACTATGATGTAGTCATTGGAGATGAGGCACATCAATTCAAATCTAAATCTTTAATCAGCATTATGGATAAACTTCACGATGCAAAATATAGATTTGGATTTACTGGTACTTTAGATGGATCTCAAACTCACAAACTAGTTTTAGAAGGATTGTTTGGTCCAACATATAAACTTATCAAGACTGATGACCTCATTAAAAAGGGTTATCTATCTCAATTAAAAATTAAAGTTCTTCTTCTATCTCATGACGATAATGAATTTAATGATTATGAAGAAGAAGTTCAATATTTAATTGGAAACGGTAAAAGAAATAATTTTATAAAAAATTTAGTTTTGGATTTAAAGGGAAATACTCTTGTATTGTTTAATCGTGTTGCAACTCATGGTCAACCATTATATGAACTCATAAATAAGAGTGCCAGTGAAAATAGAAAAATATTTTTTATTCATGGTGGAGTGGATACTGAAGAGAGAGAATTGGTAAGAAAAATTACCGAGGAAGAATCCAATGCGATTATTGTTGCTTCTTATGGCACTTTTAGTACAGGTATCAATATTAGAAACTTACACAATATTGTCTTCGCATCACCTTCAAAATCTAGAATAAGAAATCTCCAATCAATTGGAAGAGTTCTCCGAAAGGGAAAAGAAAAAGTATCAGCAACCTTATATGATATTGCTGATGAAGTTAAATACAAATCAAAAAGAAATTATACTTTAAATCATTTGATTGAAAGAATTAAAATTTACAATGAAGAAAACTTTGATTATGAAATTATCACCATCAACTTCAAAACAAATGGAAGAAGACTTTTATGCAACAATTAAATTAGTATCAGGAGAAGAGATATTTTCCTTGGTATGCATTAGTGAGGAAGATGATAGAAGATTTTTGATACTGGATAATCCAGTTATTATTACTCCTATTCAATCTAAATCCAGTCGTACTATGGGATACAAAGTTGTTCCCTGGGTTAATATCTCTGATGATGAAATGTTTATTCTTAACTTCGATAAAGTACTTACTATGACTGAAATTAAGGATGCAAACATAATATCAATCTATAAAAGATTTAATCGTCCAAGTGCTCAAGTACAAGTAACCAAGCAAATGGGTCTCATCTCTAAAGTTGATTCTGCGAGAGAAACCTTAGAAAGACTATATAAAAGTAATTAAAGATATAACTAATCTTGAAACCCAACAGAGTGATCCTACTCAAGGTTTCGTTTCCTGTCAAGCACTTGTCAAAGGACTAATTTTAGAGTAGAGTATCAGCAATGTTAGGATTAAAAAATTTAATATGTTTTTAAAAGTTATGGTTAAGGAAAGAAAAAGATCAGAACATTATGTAAGCAATAAAGACTTTCATCAAGCTTTGGTTGATTATAAAAAACTTGTAGATGAAGCAAAAGATAAAAATCTACCAAAACCAAAAATTCCAAATTATATTGGAGAATGCTTTTTGAAGATTGCCACTCACTTATCATATAAACCGAACTTTGTGAATTATATGTTTAAGGATGATATGATATGTGATGGAATTGAAAATTGTGTGTTATACATCCATAACTTTGATGTGACTAAAAAGAATCCTTTTGCCTATTTCACTCAAGTAATTTACTATGCCTTCTTGAGAAGGATTGCAAAAGAAAAGAAACAACTGGAAATTAAAACAAAAATTATAGAAAAGTCAGGATTTGAAGAAGTTTTTAGTGCAGATAGTTCTGATGTTGGATATGATCATGGCAATATGAATAGCATTAAGGATGGTATCAATTATAGATTTACATGATTTTGGAGATTGCAAGTGAAGGTTTGTCTAATTACTGATACCCATTTTGGATTTAAGAAAGGGAATAAAATATTTCATGATTATTTTCAAAAGTTTTATGAGAATGTTTTTCATCCATACCTAATTAAGAATAATATTAATACGGTTATTCATTTGGGAGATTCCTTTGATAATCGTAAAGGTATTGATTATTGGTCCCTGAAGTGGGCACAGGATATATTTTATGATACCCTAGAGACATTAGGAATTACTGTTTATAATATTGTTGGTAATCACGATATCTATTATAAAAATACAAACTCTTTAAATTCATTAGAATATCTTCTACAAGATTACGATAACGTAATCAAAATATCTTCACCGACAGAAGTTAATATTGACGGACTTGACATTTTATTTTTACCCTGGATCAATCAAGAGAATGAAAAAACTACTTTCAACCTTATTCAAAACACAACTTGCCCGTGTGCGATGGGGCACCTTGAGTTCCAAGGATTTAGAGTTAATAAACAAATCATCATGGAGCACGGTCTGGAGAGCAAACTATTTGACAAGTTCCAACGTGTCTTCTCGGGACACTTTCACACTAGATCGAACAACGGAAGGATATTCTACGTAGGAAACCCTTATCACCTCTTCTGGAGTGATTTAGGAGACCCTAGAGGGTTTACTGTGTTCGATACTGATACTATGGAACACGAGCATATCAATAATCCATATGATATTTTTAAAGTTATTGAATATGATGAAGATAACCTAAATGAAGATCTTAATGAATACGAAAATTGCATCGTAAAGGTTGTTGTAAAAAATAAAAACGATCAAAAGAAGTATGAGAAATATCTTGATAAATTAGTTAAATGTAATCCATATGAATTGAAACTGATAGAATCTTGTATAATTAATACTAATATAGAACTACCAGAATCTAATGCCGAATCCGAGGATACTTTATCTTTACTAAAACGGTATGTAGATGAATCTGAAGTTAGTTTAAATAAGAATGAGATTAAGAGATTAATCAATTCAATATATCAAGAGTCTTATCAGATATAATAATGTATATTCTTACTCTGGCATCAAATCAAAATGAAGGAGCATTTGCCATCGAAGATGAGTATGGTGATAATGTCCTGATGATTTTTGAAGAATATGATGATGCTGAAAGATATATTTCAATGTTGGATGAATTGGATTATCCCGAAATGGAAATCACAGAAGTAGAAAGGGAAACTGTAATAATTGCTTGTGAAACATTCAACTATGAATATGTTATAATTACTCCAAATGATCTAGTTGTTCCTCCAAATTATGATAAAATTTCAAAAAATTCGTTATAAAAATTTATTATCTTCTGGTAATTATTGGACTACTATAGATTTACTGAAGAACAATTCCACATTAATTATTGGACAAAATGGAGCAGGAAAAAGTACATTACTGGATGCCTTAACTTTTGTTTTATTCAATAAACCTTTTCGGAAGATAACCAAAGGTCAACTAGTAAACACTGTAAATGAAAAGGATTGTGTAGTTGAAATTGATTTCTTGGTAAACGCAGATCAGTATAAAATTATAAGAGGAATAAAACCTAGTATATTCAAAATTGAAAAGAACGGAAAGTTATTGGACGAACTATCGTCTTCTACCGATCAGCAAAAATGGTTGGAGCAAAATTTATTAAAACTAAATTATAAATCTTTTACTCAGATTGTAATACTCGGGTCATCAAATTTTGTTCCATTTATGCAACTTTCTTCTCAACATCGTAGAGAAGTGGTCGAAGATTTACTAGACATCAAAATATTTTCTTCGATGAATGATGTCACTAAAAATAAAATTAGGAGTTTAAGAGATGATATCAAAGAAACTGAATACAAAAAAGAAAATATTGAAGATAAAATTGAATCACAAAAGACACTCATTGCTGAACTTGAAAACAGAAACAAGGAAGATGTTGAGGAAAAGGAAAGAAAGCAATCTGAAATAGAATTAGAAGTATCTCAACTTCAAGATAAAATTACTAAGAATCTTTCTTTTGTATCTGATAAGCAGGATGAGTTAAAGGCAGTATCTAAATCACAATCCAAAATTAAAAAGTTAGACATACTAAAAGCAAAATTACTTCAAAAGGTATCTAATTTTACTGAAGATTGTGACTTCTTCGAGAATAATGATACTTGCCCTACCTGCACTCAATCTATTGAAAATGAATTTAGGTTAAATAAGATTGCTAGTATTAAAGGTAAGCAAGATGAATTGAAAGTTGCTTGTGAAGAACTTGAAACTAACATTCGTAATGAGAAGAAAAATGAATCTAAATTTCTAAAAATATCAGATGAAATTACCAAATCCAATAGTCAAATTAGTTTGGACCAAATTAAAATATCTCAATTGGAGAAACAGAAGAAAGAACTCCAATCTGAAATTCAAAGACTTATCACCAAAAGCACAGGAACTAATATTGAGTATGAAAAACTAAAAGGATTTGAGGTTAAGTTAGATGAGATTGTAGAAGAGATTTGCTCTAAAAAAGAAGAACTATTAAATTGCGAGTTCATTCATCTACTACTTAAAGACGGGGGAGCAAAGACTAGCATCATTAAAAAGTATATTCCGATCATCAATCAGAACTTAAATAAGTATCTTGATCTGATGGAATTCCCAGTAAACTTTACATTGGACGAAGAGTTTAATGAGAAGGCATTGAACCCAATATATGAAGACTTTTCATATGATTCTTTTAGTGAAGGTGAAAAAATGAGAATTGACCTGGCACTACTTTTCACCTGGAGGGAAGTTGCTAAAGTTAAAAACTCTGTGAATACTAACCTACTAATTCTCGATGAAGTATTTGATAGTTCATTGGATGAATTTGGAACTGACAACTTTACTAAAATTATTAAATATGTTATTAAAAATTCTAATGTCTTTGTGATTTCACATAAGAAAGATGAATTGGAAGATAAGTTTGAATCAATACTATCCTTCCAGAAACAAAAAGGATTTGGGGTACTGCTTGACTGACCCCTTCAGATTTGATAGACTGTTTAAGAGATACTTTACTTTACTATGAATGATGATTTTATTTCGATTTCTAATTTTGACTTTAAGGAGGAATCTAAAAATTTGAATAACTTTTGGAAATATAATGAGGATAAAATCCTCAAGCAGTTGGAAGAATATATTAAGTCTACGTATGGACAGCATTATGTTGATAGAACTGGAGGTGGCACAGAACAGACTCTAGACAAAATTAAACATAATCGTAGGGAAGGTTTTTGTGCTGGGAATGTTACCAAATACATCGACAGGTATGACACTAAGGGAACTCCTCGTGCCGACTTGTTTAAGGTCCTTCATTACACTATTCTCCTCATCAATCACCTCAATCTCATTGAAAATAAATGAAACTATCAGCACATACAATTAACATCCTCAAAAACTTCTCTACAATTAATCAATCTATTTTGATTAAATCTGGTTCCAAAATTAGAACCATTTCAATTCTTAAGAACATTTATGCTGAAGTTGAAGTTACTGAAACATTTCCAAAAAACTTCGCAATTTATGATCTCAATGAATTTTTGAATGGAATTGAATTGCACCAAGATCCAGATCTAGATTTTGATAATGATTCATATGTTCAAATTAAAGAAGGTAAGAGAAAAGTTAAATATTTCTATGCAGATCCAGAAGTAATTGTCTGTCCTCCAGAAAAGGAAATCGAACTCCCATCTCAAGATGTTTGTTTCCAAGTGGAGCATTCTCAACTGGACAAACTTAAGAAAGCAGCAGCAGTCTATAAACTTCCTGACTTGTCAGTGATCGGGAAGGATGGTACGATACGTATTGTGGTTCGAGATAAGAACAATGATACCTCAAATGAATATTCCCTAGAGGTAGGGGAGACTGATGAAGAATTTACTCTCAACTTCAAGGAAGAGAATATTAAAATTATTCCAGGAAGTTATGATGTAGTAATTTCAAAACAACTGTCTGCGAAATTTATGAGTCAAAAATATAAATTGACTTATTTTATTGCCCTTGAACCTGATTCCACTTTTGGTTGATTGTTTAATTTTTTTATTATGAACATTTTTGTGACGGATGAATGTCCAGTTCTATCTGCTGCAGCACTTCCAGATAAACATATTGTAAAGATGCCTCTGGAGTGCTGTCAGATGATTTCTATTATCTACAGTCCCTGGTATCATAACTGGGGAACTATTCCTAAGAAGGATGGGACCCCCTATAGCACCGCAAAGGGAGCATTTAGAAATCATCCTTGCACTCAATGGGCAGCAGAGTCATATGAAAACCTTGCCTGGTTGATTCGGCACGGATATGCTCTCTGCAATGAATATAAAAATCGATATGGCAAGAAACATTCTTGTTTTGATGGACTGCACGAAGCAGAATACATATTCACAATGAAAACTTGTGATACCATCTATATTCATAAGAATGTGAAGTCATTCACCCGTGCAATGCCAGACGAATGGAAGCACGACAATACTATTGACACCTTTGAGGCATATAAGAGATATATTGCTTCAAAACCTTGGGTTGCGGATAATTATCTTCGCATCCCATCTAGAAAACCTGACTGGATTTGATTATGAGTAAAGACTTCCTCTGGGTCGAAAAATACCGACCAAAGAAAATTGAAGATTGTATTTTGCCAGCAGGCATTAAGAAAACATTTCAGGACTTTGTAGATAAAGGAGAAGTTCCTAATCTTCTTCTTGCTGGTCCTGCAGGATGTGGTAAAACCACAGTAGCAAAAGCACTATGTGAAGAGTTGGGAGTAGATTATTATGTCATCAATGGATCAGATGAAGGGAGATTTCTCGATACTGTCAGGAATCAAGCAAAGAACTTTGCTTCGACCGTATCACTTCAAGCAACTGGAAAACATAAAGTCATCATTATTGATGAGGCAGACAATACCACCACAGATGTACAACTCTTACTTAGGGCAAATATTGAGACGTTCTATAAAAACTGTAGATTCATCTTCACCTGCAACTATAAGAACAAGATCATCGAACCCCTACATTCAAGATGTGCAGTTGTTGATTTCTCAATTAAAGGGAAGGAAAAAACAAAACTTGCAGGAGAGTTCTTCAAGCGTCTCGGGTCTATTCTTGAGGAAGAGAGCATTGAATTTGAGCAAAAAGTTCTGGCACAAATTATCAACAGTCATTTCCCAGACTGGAGGAGGGTCCTCAATGAGTGTCAAAGATACTCTGTAAGTGGAAAGATTGACTCTGGAATTCTAACCACATTCTCTGATGTATCAGTAACTGACCTAATTAAGAACCTAAAGGAAAAAAATTTCCCAGAGGTTAGGAAATGGGTTTCTCTGAATATGGATAATGATTCATCAACAATTCTCAGGAAAGTTTATGATGCTCTTTATGAGAAAGTTGATGGTCCAAGTATTGCTGCTGCAGTTTTGATTGTAGCAAAGTATCAATATCAAAGTGCATTTGTGGCAGACCAAGAAATTAATCTTCTTGCAGCATTAACTGAAATTATGGTTGAGGTGAATTTTAAATGAGACCTGAAACAAGAAAGGCAATGGAAATGCTTTTTAATGCCAAATGGAATTTGCCAAAGGCAGCAGATTATTGCAATCTAACTCAAAAAGAATGTAAGATTGTGTTTAACGAATATTGCAATTTTCATCCTCCAGTTTATTCCAATGAAGATAGAACTTAAAGATTGGTTGAACTCAATTAATACTACTAAAAAGAGTATTATTGAAGAAGATATATCAAATGAACGGGAGTATCCACCGTTCATTATTAATAGATGTATGTCAGGTCATATTGATACTTTGATGTATTCTAATGAAATGAATATGAACCATTCATTAGATAAAAAAATGCAATATGATTTTTATATAAATATTGTTAGGAAAAGGAAAAGATTTTCTCCTTGGATCCGAAAAGAAAAAATCAAAGATCTTGATATAGTGAAATCTTACTATGGTTATAGTAATGAAAAAGCACTCCAAGCTTTGAAAATTCTCACACAAGAACAACTTAACTTTATAAAATCGAAATCTGAAATTGGAGGAATGAAATGAGTGTTGTTATTGAGCCAAAAGTAGATTGGACTCCATCTCAAATGGTGGAAGTCATTTTGAATGAACCTGATGATTTTCTTAAAGTCAGAGAAACATTAACTCGAATTGGAGTTGCTTCTCGGAAGGAGAAAAAGATCTATCAATCTTGCCATATTCTTCATAAGCAAGGTAAATATTATATTACACATTTTAAGGAACTCTTTGCTCTTGATGGAAAGCACGCAAATATTACGGTAAATGATTTCCAAAGACGTAATCGTATCATCCAACTTTTGGCTGATTGGGGTCTTATTAGTGTTGTTAATGTCGATCAAATTTCAGACATCGCACCATTGAATCAAATCAAAGTTCTTTCTTACAAAGATAAGGACGACTGGGTTCTTGAGACCAAGTATAATATCGGATCCAAGAAACGTAGAACTGAAGAATCTGAATAAATAAGTACGAGACCTTTCGTGCGGTCTCTACGAAAGTCGGAACACCCTAAAAAGAGGTTCGGTTTTGCCGATACCTCTTTTTTTCGTATCTTGTATAATTACTAATGGATGCCTTAGGGGTCCACAAAACACAAACTCGCTTACAAAGGAGCTACCATAATGACTAATCTGATGAAATATCAAGCTTCGGATCTTCCTGCTTTGCTGGAAAGAATTAATCGCAACACTATTGGACTTGATGAATATTTTGATCGTATCTTTAGTCTTCACGAAACTACATCGAATTATCCCCCATACAATCTAGTTCAGGTAAATAATGTAGAATCTCGTCTAGAGATTGCTCTTGCAGGATTTAAGAAGGAGGAGGTTCATGTCTTCACAGAGTATGGAAAACTTTTTGTCGAAGGAAAAAAACCTGACAATCAGTCGGACGGGACGTTTATCCACAAGGGCTTGGCTAGCAGAGATTTCAAAAGAACCTGGACCCTATCGGACGACACAGAAGTTAGAGAAGTCACCTTTGAAGATGGATTACTTGTCATTCGACTAGGAAAGATTGTTCCAGAACATCACGCACGTAAAGATTATCTATAAATATAATTGAATATCGTCGGCGCGAGGAGCACCTGGCAAAATCCAGGTTGACTCCTCCTTTTTTTGTTGCTAGAATACACTGGAGATGTTAGACCGAGTATGTCAGTAAAAATTGTAATTCTTAAGTCGATGGAAGATGTCATCGCAGATGTAAAGGAGATGGTATCTTCTGACAAGACTATTGGATATGTTCTTGTCAATCCATATGTTGTGTCTTTGAGTTCTGATGGAAGTCAAGTTGGATTCTATCCTTATGCCCCTCTTTCTAAAGACACTTCTGTTCCTATTCCGTGTGATTGGGTAGTATCTGTGCTAGAACCCAAAGATGAAATTTTAAACTCTTATATGGAGAGAATTAATGCAAAACCTGAAAATTCTAATTCTGAAGAATGATGCTATTTTAGTATCAGAAGTTCATGAAGTTCCCGAATCTGATCTTGGAGAACCTGATTGTAAATTGGTAAACCCAGTTCAAATGATAGTCTCTGATCGTAATACTTATGAGATGAGACGATGGCCTGTATTTACAGACCAGAGGGAACTTAAAATTCATTCAGACTCAATCTTTACTATTGTAGATCCAACACCAGATCAAGTTGAACTTTATTTGAAAACTATTAAATGAATTTTTACACCAACGTAGTTCTTGTCGGAAACGAAATACTTTCCAGAGGGTTTAAGAATGGAGAGCATTTTCAAAATAGGGAAATGTTTTATCCAACCTTATATGTAACAAGTAATAAAAAAACTAAATTCAAAACTCTTGAGGGTAATTATGTAGAAGAAATTAAACCGGGAACTATTAGGGAAACTAGAGAATTCATTGATAAGTATCAAAAGATTGATAACTTTCAACTTTATGGAAATACTCGATATATCAATCAATATATCACAGAGAACTATAGGGATGAAGTTATCAAGTTTGATATTTCAAAAATTAAATTAATCACGATTGACATTGAGGTTGCTTCTGAAATTGGATTCCCTGATGTTCAATCTGCCCAAGAAGAAGTATTGGCAATATCCATTCAGGATTATTCTACGAAGAAGGTTACTACTTGGGGAATCAAATCCTTTGAAAACAATGATCCAAACGTAAAATACATTCAGTGCAATAGTGAATATGATCTCCTCGATAGATTTATGTTCTATTGGGAAAATAATTGTCCCGAAGTTATTACTGGATGGAATTGCGAATATTATGATATCCCCTATCTCTATAGAAGAATTTCTAGAGTTCTTGGTGAGAAAGTTGCCAAACAACTTTCCACTTGGGGAATAGTAACTGAGAATGAAGCAATTATAAATGGCAGACCTCAAATCAGATATGATATTGCTGGAACTACCATTCTAGATTATCTTGATTTGTATAAGAAATTTACATATACCAATCAAGAATCATATCGTTTGGACCACATTGCCTTTGTGGAACTCGGTCAGAATAAATTGGACCACTCGGAGTATGATACCTTTAAAGAATTTTATTCCAAAGATTGGCAGAAATTTGTAGAGTATAACATCAAGGACGTTCAACTTGTGGACAAACTTGAGGATAAAATGCGTCTCATTGAACTTGCTATCACTATGGCATATGATGCCAAGAGTAATTTTAACGACGTGTTCTATCAAGTTAGAATGTGGGATGCAATCATCTACAATTACCTTCTTACTAAAAATGTAGTAATACCTTTCAAGAAAGATTCTAAAAAGGATCAAAGATATGAAGGTGCATATGTTAAGGAACCAGTTCCAGGAAAGTATGATTATGTTGTGAGTTTTGACTTGAATAGTCTTTATCCACACTTGATTATGCAATACAATGTAAGTCCCGAAACATTGGTAGATGGAAAGTTTCCAGGAATTTCTGTGAATAAAATTCTTAATAAGGAAGTCGAAATACCAAAGGATTATCCTTATTCTGTGTGTGCTAATGGTGCCCAGTATCGTAAGGACATCCGAGGATTTTTGCCTGAGTTGATGGATAAAATTTATAGTGAACGAACCATCTACAAGAAGAAGATGCTTGCTGCAAAGCAGCAATATGAAAAGACCCCAACGAAAGATTTGGAAAAGGAAATTGCTCGTTGTAACAACATTCAATTAGCAAGAAAGATCCAACTTAACTCTGCTTATGGTGCTGTCGGAAATGAATACTTCAGGTATTTTCTTATTGAAAATGCTGAAGCAATTACTCTTTCGGGTCAGGTTTCAATCCGATGGATTGAGAATAAAATGAATACATATCTAAATAAACTTCTCAAGACTGAAAATGCTGATTATGTTATTGCTTCAGATACTGATTCTATTTACCTTAATATGGGTCCTTTGGTTGAACGTATATACCAAGGAAGAGAGAAAACTACTGAAAGCATTGTTTCGTTCCTTGATAAGATCTGTAGTGTGGAACTTGAAAAATATATTGAAGGTTGCTACCAAGAACTGGCTGACTATGTGAACGCATACGATCAAAAGATGCAGATGAAACGGGAGAATATTGCTGACCGTGGAATCTGGACTGCCAAGAAACGTTATATCCTTAACGTATGGGACAGTGAAGGAGTTCGATACTCTGAACCAAAACTAAAGATTATGGGAATTGAAGCAGTTAAATCTTCTACTCCTGCACCTTGTCGTCAAATGATTAAAGATGCTCTTAAAATCATTATGACTAAAACCGAGGATGATCTAATTGATTTTGTGTCTAAATGTAAGAAGGAATTCAATTCACTACTTCCAGAAGATATATCATTCCCTAGAACTGCTAATAATCTTGGGAAATATAAATCGGCACATTCAATTTACATAGAAAGGACTCCTATTCATATCAGAGGTTCTTTGTTATATAATTACTATGTGAGGAAGAACAAGTTGGATTCAAAATATCCAACTATCAACAATGGAGAGAAAGTAAAGTTCTGCTATCTCAAGAAACCAAATACAATTCACGAAAATGTTATTTCATTCATTCAAAAATTCCCAAAGGAATTAAATTTGGAAAGGTATGTTGATTATGATTTGCAATTCGAGAAGAGTTTTCTAGATCCATTGAAAATTATACTTCATTGCATTGGATGGAGAGTTGAAAAGACAAATACAATTGAATCACTTTTCATATGATAACTATAAAACTTAAAAAGGAAGAGGTGAAAGAAATATTAAATTATCTGAAACCTACTAAAGATCGAGAGTTATATTACAAACTATGGAGACTATTATTTACAGGAGACAATTGAATGGATTTTTTAAAGGATATAATTAAAGAAGTTGGTGGTGAATATGCATCATTAGCATCTGATATAGAGGAAACAGAAAACTATGTTGATACAGGTTCATACATTTTTAATGCACTGGTTTCAGGTAGTGTACTTGGCGGTGTATCTGGGAATAAGATTACTGCTATTGCTGGAGAGTCTTCTACTGGAAAGACTTTTTTCTCTCTCGCAGTGGTTAAGAACTTTCTTGATACTAATCCCGATGGTTACTGT